CGTCTTACCCCTCCCCTCCCCTCGTCCTACCTCAGATACTTACCTCCCCGTAGACTTTCCCTCCCCCTTGTCAGCAGACTTCCTAAATCCCCCCCAACTGACACAATGTATGACGTCATCCAAGTGACACCGGTCACATGCATACTCACATACACTTTAGGGTCACGTCATGTATGCAGCATACACGTTTTTCCCAGTAATAGCCCCAAATGTATGCTGCATACACTTCAAATTAGCCTATCCCCCTCCCGTAGGGAGGGGGATAGGCATATAGATATAGGGGGCCAGGTGGCGCCGGTCACAGCTGACAACTGTTACCTGAGCGTGATCACTACCTCTTGCGCCTCGCCTCCCCAGTCGTGACACTTGAGACATGAGCACCGACGACCCCCGCACCGCCCCCCAGCCCGCCCAGCCTGCCTACGGCCGCGTAGAGGCCCCCGCAGGCCCTCAGGCGGCCCAGAACCCGCTCCCCGCCCGGTCACACGTCCGGTACACCCTCGAGCCCGTCCAGGGCCCTTACAGCGCCTCTGAGAGGGTCCTGGACCCGGTTGGAGACGGTCAGCCCTACCGGATCGTGTCCGAGGAGGTCATGTGGCCGACTGTGCCCGCAGTCCTCGCCGTGGTCGAGGAGCCGGACCCCCGCCGCCCCGGCGCCGTCAACCGGCGCCAGGTCCCCGCCGTGCGCGGCCGCCAGGACCCGCTGGCCGCGCCCTCGGCCCCCTCGCCGCTTCACAGCTGCGTCTACACCTCGACCGACGGTCGCACGCTGCACCCGGCCGACCAGGCCCCGGACAGCCCGTCCCGGGTGCTCGACTGGGAGGAGGCCGCCATCGTCCCCCTCGCCCTGCTCGAGCAGCTGCGCCGCACCGTCATTGGCGACGGGCAGGTCCCCGTGGCCGACGTGATGCGAGCCTGCCGCGACCTGCTCGAGGAGGCCGACGCACTGCGCGCCCCTTCGGTCACGGACGGCACTGCCCCCGGCCCGACCCTGTAACCAGCCCACCTCACACCTCACACCTCACACCCCACACCCTGGAGGAACAACCATGAGCAACCGCTACAGCCTCTCCCAGACCGACAGCCCCCGCCCCACCTACCGAGTCATTGACCACGCCCAGGATGGCGAAGTGGCCCGGTATCCCTCCACCCTCCCCAGCGGCGCCCCGCACCCGGGGGCCGGGCAGCCGGTCAGCGTGGTCCCCGGGGAGAGGCGCCCTCGGACCTGGTCCGAGGTGGGCGGGAAGACCGTCGCCGTCATCGAGCGCGTCCCTGACTGGGCGTCCGTCCCTAGGAGCCTCCTCCTGCGCGAGGACCTCCGAGGCCTCCACGGCATCCCCGTCGACCTCCTCGCCCATGGCGGGCTGTCCGTGCGCCCCTGGTACGTGTCCCCGGTCTCGTGGGACGACGTGCCCGAGGGGCGACGTCCGGCCGCCCTCCCGGACATCCACCCTCACCAGCAGCGCCGGTGGCAGGACCGCTACACGACCGCGACGGCTCGCAGCACGTCCCCGCGGCGCCTGCTCGGCGTGCTGAACCGACGCGCCGCCCGTGAGGCCGCGTAAGCCTCTCTGAGCGCCTAAAAGGCCCCCACCCTACCCACGGTAGCGGCGGGGGCCTTTTAGGCCGTCTACGGGCCTCTGAAGGCCTCTCAGAGGCCTCCAGGGGCCTGTAGAGGCCTCCCTACGGGCCTCTGAGCCCTAGAACGCGCCTGAGGGGCCCCTACGGGGCCCCTCAGGTAGGCGATCGGCTCTCAGGCCGTGACGGCGGTCACATCAGGTCCCCGCCCCCGAGGGCGCGCTCCCAGTAGGCACCGTCGAGCTCCTCGCGGCGGTTCACGCGGCGGAACATCTCGTCGAGGTCCTGGGCCAGCGAGCGGCCGCTGAGCCAGGCGCTGGCGGCCCGCACCTCGATCAGGGGAGCGGTCCAGGGGTCGAGGTCGAAGGCCCGCTGGTCGGTCATCTCGATCGCCAGGGCGGCCTCGTAGACGTCCTTGCGGCTCTCCGTCCGGGTGGTTGTGTTCTGGCTCACTTTAGCCCCCTGCTGGTTGGTGGAGGTCTTGGTCGGCTGGGCGGTTGCGATTGCGTTCATGGCTTCACTGTATGCACGCATACGCCCCCGCAGCAAGCCGCTGCAGGGGCGTATGTGGGTGGCGTGGGTCACTAGGTGCGGTCCATACCGAGTAGGCCGCTCTCCTGGAGCACCTCTCGGGCCCTTTCTGGGGTCCGCCCGTCCACGTGCAGACCTCCACCCTCGAGGCGCTCGACGGTTAGCATGAGGTAGGGGCCAGCAACGCCGGAGACGTACTGAACCAGCCTGTTCCCCTGCTTCACCACCCGCACGCCCCCGGCGGTCAGGGCCTGACGGGCGGCAATAAGCTCGGGGTGTAGCTCAGACATTCTTACCAGCCTCCAGCGCCTCGATCGCCCGGTCAAGGTACTGGCGGGCCTTGCGCAGGTCCTCCAGACGCTTCCCTGCGCCGCCCTTGCGGCCCTGCCTCAGAAGGTACTTTCCGCAGTTCCACAGGTGGGGGTTCGAGGGGAAGGCGGCGTCCAGGACGTCCCAGGCCTCGACGTTTCCAGCGTCCGACAGGCCGATGGCAGCCAGAGAGGTGCCAAGCCAGGTGTAGTGACTGGGGGAGTGGACAGCCTCCACCTCATCGAGAGAGTAGGTCAGGCCACCATCGCGGGCCTCCTCAGCCTCGAGAGCCAGGCCGGCTACCGCGACATGCGCTCCGCTCATCGGACCTCACCGCCCCGCCGGTCACGGCGACTACAGTGGGATTCGTCCCCGTACATACGGCGGAGACGAGCCTCGCAGGCGACGATGGGGAGGGCGATGGCCAGGGCGGCCACGACCAGGGCGATAGTGATCGCTCCGTATGGACTCATGTTCTGTTCTCCTTCTGGTGTGGTGGTTTGTCAGGCTTCGGTCTGAGTCGATTCGTCGCCCGGTCGCTTCCTCTCCCAGACTCCCAGCAGCCGGTCGATCGTCTGGCGGGTCATCCCCGAGATGTCGCTCAGGACACTCTTCGAGATCCCGGCGGAGTAGGCGCGGGTTACCTCCTCCTGGAGAGCTGCCCGGGCCAGCTTCGCTTGGCGGCGAGCCTTCCTGTCCTCGCGGGCTGCGGCCTCGAGAGGCGTCTCAGAGGAGCGGTCCTCGGGCTCGAGCCCCTCGGTCTGGGGGGCGGGAAGCCGCTTCATGAGCTCCTCAGCGCGGGCCTGCGTCTCTTCCAGAGCGCTGCTCTGCTGGACGCACAGAGAGACGAGGGTGCGGACGTCCTTCACGAGTGCCCGCTCGGCGTCGATCCCGTAACCGGATCGGTAGCCATTACCCTCCTCCCACAGTCCGAGCTGCTTCGGGATGTCAACAAGATCATTCATAGATGCCATGGGTTCCCCTATACGTGATTCCGGGCCGAGAGCCCGCCGATGTTGGAGCGGGCACGGTGTAGCCGCCTAAGCCGGTCAGTCGGCCTACCGGGACCCGTTTCTTTTTAGGCAGCTCGGCTATCTGAGTTTCCACAAGACGCCTCTCTTGGAGTATGGGTAGGTGTATTTGGAGTCTATAGACCACCACTCCAGGTGTTGTGCGCGATACTCTTGGCGCTTTTCGCGGATATAGCGTAAAACCGTGCGCATATCGGCGATGTTTCCTTCAAGGACTGCAGACCTACCAGCCACTCCGCACCAAACGTCTACTCCAAAGTTGAGACGCACTATCTTGATCCGAAGCCCCTCATACTGCATTATCACAACTGGCACAGACTGGGCCGGGGTGGGGTGGTTAAACTTCCGACGTATACTGAACCCGGACTTTCGGGCCAATAACGCTAGCCCTACCCCAGCCTTATAGCTAATCCTAAGGTGCCGTGAAATCAGGGCCCCGGAAATCTGGGGAATGATGTTCCACATACCGATCTCCTCTCTAGCTCTCGAGATAGCGGGTCGCCCAGGCCAGTGCCAGGCCGATGACCTGAACCGCCTCGTCGGTCAGGTCGGAGTTGTGCCCGGTCGAGTCCGTGTTGTCGTAGGTTAGGCAGGCCGCGACCTCGCCGACCTCCTCCATCAGGGCGAACAGGCGCGAGGCTTCTGTGTGCCCGTCGCACTCGAGGGTCATGCCCGGATGCTTCTCGGCGGCGCGGCGGTACTCCGCCACCGCCATCTCCAGCGGATCCTCGTCCTTGGGGAGGAACCTGGCAGCGTAGGCCGCCGCAGTCCCGAGGGCCTTCACCTTGTCAGCTGGACGACGCAGCGTGGCGTCGGCCATGCGGGCGACCTCGGAGGCCATCCCCGCCACGGCTCCGGCGGGGGTCAGCAGGGAGGCGACCTGCGCCGTGGTCGGGTACTCGTCGAGGAAACGCTCCCACACTCGGCGCATCGCCCCCTCCGTCGGACTGCCGACGATCTCCTGGGCGGGATCCCGGACCTCGCGGTTCAGGTCCCCCACAGTGCCCTCCAGGGCATCGATGCGGGCGAAGGCCCGCTTCAGCTCGTGCTCCAGGTAGTCGGCCCGGGCCTCCCAGTAGCCGGCTTCCTCGTACGTCTCTGCTCTCATCTCTGCTCCTAACGCAGTATCGGGTGGACGTATGAAAGCATACGTCCACCCGATAGTGAGGTGCAAGCCGTCAGAGGCCGAATCTGCGTCCCGGAAGTGTGATCCCGCCCATACTTCCGACAGAGGCGAGACCCGACTGCACGCTGCGGCGGATCGTCCCCCGAGGCACGAAGATGGACGCCTCGCCAGCATCCCGCAGCCCGAGGAGCCCCATCGACAACGAGTCGACCATGTCGTCGTGCTTGCCTGAGGGGAATGCCCGCATCTCGGAGATCAGCTCGTTCACCCACCCATTGCCGGGGTCCGAGGGGTGAGGCAGATAGACGTTGCCGGACTCAATCTCCGGAGTCACCGCCCGGGCCCGGACCTCCTTCGAGGACCTGGGCTTGATCGGCTTGATGCCTGCAACCTTCTTGCGCAGCACATCGATCGCAGCCGTACCGTTCGCCGCGTCCTCTACGAGGCGCTGGTGGACGAAGGACCCGCCCGGGCTGGCCTTGTCGTCAAGGTCACCGGCGTTGCACCAGCGCAGCATCTTCTCCAGGGTCTGAGTGAACGACCACTGCCCCCGCTGCTGGGCCACGAGGAAACGGTCGGCGCCCTGGCGGCACCATCGCTGACCAACTGCGTAGTCGGACGTCGAGGAGCCCTTGAACGTGAGGTCCCACGAGTCCAACCACTGTCCGCGCTCCAGCCTCTCCCGCGGTAGGAGGATGACTGAGGGGTCGCCTTCCTTGACCTTGGAGGGGTCGGTGGTCCAGAAGCGCAGCCAGCCCAGGTTGAAGATGGAGCCGTCCGCTGGCGTTGGATGCTGCTGGTAGAGCGCCTCCCACATGTAGGAGCCGACGGACCGCTTCAGCCCGTCCCAGCGCTCGAGGGCCTCCTCGCGCGTCTCGCTCACGAGGGGGCTGTACAGAGGGTCCCCCGGCTCGCGGCCGAGGGGGTCGTTCTCCTCGGCCAGGGCCGGGAAGATGACGTTCTCCCACTTGTCAGCATCCGGGTTCATGGCGGGGTTCAGCAGGCGCCCAATGAAGTCGTCCTCGTGCCAGCGGGTCGCGACGGCGATGCATAGGAACGGAGGCTCGAGGCGCGTGACGGCGTTGGCCTGCCACCAGTCCCAGATCGCCTCGCGCTTGGACTCGCTGTGCGCGTCAGCGAAGTCCTTGACCACGTCGTCCATCAGCATGACCTTGAAGCCCAGACCGGTGATCGACTGCCCTGGGGCCGATCGGGAGACGATGCCCCCGCCCCGGGTCGTCTGCCACTCGCTCACCGCACCAGCGTCGCCTGCGATCTTGATACCCCAGCGCTCACCGTCCTCCTCGACGAAGCGGCGGACCTGGCGGCCCCACGCCGTCGCGAGCTGGGGCGAGTGGGAGATCAGACCGATCTTCCAGTCCGGGTGCTGACGAAGCAGCCAGATCGGCAGGTTGATCGAGGTCAGCGTGGACTTACCCATACGTGGAGGCATGGAGATCGTCATGTACCGGTTCTCACCGCGCTCCACGGCTCGCACGGCCTCGGTCAGGCGGTCGGAGAGGTACTGGATGTGGGGACGCCCGGCGTAGGCGGCATCCAGCTGCTGAGCGCTCTCCAGGGGGCTGCTGGCCTGCAGGTACGTGGGGTCATGTGGGTAGGGGGCCCCGAGGTGGGGCTTTCCGTCGCACGACGGCCGGTCACACTTCGGCTGCTTGTCGAGCCAGCTCTGCCGCTCGACGAGGGCAGCCAGCTCCTCTTCGAGCTGCTCCGGGGTCATCTCCCAGGGCTCAAGCTTTCGCTTACCACGTGGCATAGGTATCTCCTATCGTCTGGGGTCATTGATCGGTATAGACAAAGAGTACCCGCCGCCCTCATCCCAAGGCGGCGGGTACTCTCCCGTTCACGTTGTCTACTCTACGACCTCACTCTCGATGACTTCAACCTCCGCGGGCCCCACTTCAATGAGACCCTGCTCACGTTTCCTCCTCTCAACCTCCGCCACGAGCTGCTCTATCCGGGCGGTGGTGGCCGATGCTGTCATGTCTGCCAGGTTCGAGGAGATCTCGACCTGGACCTTGGCCGAGTCGGCCCCAGCACCTGCGGCCTCCCGCTCGATGCGGGCCGCCACGTCCATCATCTGTACGATGCCGTTGGCGCTCATCCGCGAGATCCGGCTCTCGTCGAGAGAGTCGAGCCACATCTCAGCCTTCTCCAGCGCCTTGCGTCCGAGAGCCCGGTGACGCTGACCCATCGCGATCCGGTAGCGGACGAGCTCGTTCGCTTCCTTGTCAGCCAGGTGCCGGTCCCAGGCCTCGACCCTCTCCCTCCACGACCACCTGGGGGAATAGTTTTGCCCGTTCGGGCAGGCGGTGACTCGCCGGTTCTCCATGTCTCGGTACTGCTTGAACGACGCATAGGCCGCGTCGCTCTCGCCCTCCTGCTGGTTCCAGATGTTCCGGGTGTAGTCGAGGGGAGCGGGCTTGCGCTTGGCGGGACTCTTCGAGGTAGTCATACCTCGCCTCCGAGGAGTAGGTCCTCCAAGGACCTCCGAGGGCTCAGCGCCTGGACGACGAGGGCGCGGGCCAGGTCCTGGCTGAACTCCTCAGCGAACTCCTCGCCCCAGCCCTGCTCGTCACGCATCGCGTTGCGGACGTTGGCGCAGGCGCCGGTGATAGCGAGAATCCCCTCACTCATGTCCAGCATCTTGGCGACGGCAGCGATGGCGTCGAAGCCCTCCCCGTCTTCCGGCGGGTCGTACTGGTCACTTACTGTTAGCATCTCGGACCTCTTTCCTCGAGCGCTGATCAGCCATGATCCGGTAGATGCGGGCCACGACCTTTGCGTGCCAGCAGGTCGCTGCCCGGCGCCTCTCCCCATGCTTGCAGGTGCAACGGAAGATCGGCTCACCTCGGTCATTCTTAAGGGTGACGAATACGTAGCGGGCACTGCCTCGGGGGCCCGAGGCTCCGTCACCGTACGAGCGGACCCGCCACACTCGGGAGTTGTCCTGCTGCTGGATCGCGTCCCCAGCTGACCAGACCTCGCGGGCCTTGGCGAGCTGGGCAGCGCTCATCTTCTCCTCGCGGAGTCCCTTGACGAGGTCGTAGTCGTCATCGAGAAGCCTGGCCTTCGCCATCGGTCTCCCCCTCCTTCAGAATCTCGCCGGCCTCGCCGGTACGCGGGTACATGCTTGCAAGTGTCGAGCCCGTCAGGGCCTCTCGAATCGCCCATACGGCTTCTTCCTCGTCGAGGACGGTGCAGGCCGCGCCACCGGCGGCGCGGATACGCCGAATCTGGCGAACCTGCTCGACCGAGGTGCGGGCGTAGGCGTGGGCCTCGCTCTCGCTCGGCTTGCGGTGCTTGACCTCGAGGAAGATCAGGCGCCCCTCGACGCAGCACAGGACGTCCGGGATCCCGGTCTCCGTGTAGATCGAGCCGTGCATCTTCCAGGTGACCGACGAGGGCCACACCTCGGCGATGCGCTTGCGGATGGCCTCAACCACTCCGCTCTCATTGCTCGCCATGTCTTTCCTTTCTAGTAGGCCGCCCGCCCTTATCAGGACGGGCGGCCAGTCATTCACGTGTCAGTCGGTCACAGGTCGAGGTCGTCGATGTCGAGAGCGTCCACGTCGAAAGTGTCCTCATCGGCGGTCTCGGCAGCTGCGGGGGCAGCCTCAACGGCGGGCTCGTCGTCCTCGTCCGGCAGGTCAGCGGCGGGCTGGGCCTGGGCGGCGGGCTTGGTGGCGCGGAGGTACTCGCGCACCTCGCTCTTGACGCGGCCGTTGAAGGGCTCGCCGTCCTCGACGAGGATGTCGACCGGGCGGCCGATCAGGCTCTTCGGGTTGAGGGCGATGCGCTTCTTGGCGATCTTGACGCCGAGGGCCTGGAGGAACGCGGCCGAGCGGAACATGGCCTTCTCCGTCTGGGGGAGGCGGTCGATGATCTGCTTGCCCTGGTACGGGCCGTCGATGATCTCGAGGTAGACGACGAACATCGCGTTGCCGGCCTTGGACTCTGTCTCCTCGAAGTCGTTGACACGGGCGCGGTAGGTTCCGGCCGGGACCTGAGCGGAGCCGGTCTCGCGGTAGTTGGTGAAGTCGAAGGTGAAAGCCATGATGATCTCCTGAATAATTGCTGGGTCAGTAGATGGATGTTGGATCAGTTGTCAGATGCGGCAGGCTGCTTGGCGGCCTGGCGAGGCGGGACTCCGCCGATTCCGAGGAATCGCGAGAGCTTCTCGAGGGTGACGGGCTTGTCGCGGCCCATGACCGAGGGGACCTTGCCCCTGAGGTTATACGGGATACGGGCCTTGGTTCCATACTCGGGGTCAGTGCCGAATCTCACGATGTGCTTCGTGGTTGGCCCATCGTCGCTTCCTGAGTTGTCGAGATCCTCCTCCGTCTCGGCGTACACGATGTAGTTGGGAGTGGCTCGGATGATCGACTGGGCGCCTCGTTGGACGTCCGGCGAGCGGCGGACCCCGCCGTTGATCTCGTCATCGACCATCTTGACCTGAGCGGTCATGACCACGTGCATCGGCTCCTTGCGGTTGCCGTCCGCGAGGCCATACCAGAAGACGGCCGTGTCGGTCATGACGTCGAGGGCCTGGCCCCAAGTGCGCTGGTCGGCCGGGGCGGTGCCCTGCTTGATCTCTCGAACCGCTGTCTCGCTGGCTCCGGTCAGGTAGCGCATCGTCATCTTCTGCAGGGCGGTGAGGGAGTCGAGGACGACTGCCTTGTACCCGTGTCCTCCCTTGTCCAGGGCCCAGAACACATCGTCGAGCTCGGTCACGCTCTCAGGTCGGACCACGTCGATGTTCTTGGCGTAGGGGGCGTTCTTGAAGGACTGGGTGCCCTTCTCGCCCGGCAGGTCGATGAACAGTGTCTTGCCCATGGTGGCGATGGTCGAGGCGAGTGAAGACTTTCCTCCGCCGGTCGGCCCGAGGATTAGCCAGCGGCCATAATCTGCCGCCTCCTCGTTGACATCAACGATGTTGATGCCTGCGAAGCTTGTCATCTGAATTTCCTTTCCGCTGGGGTTCGGATGGCTTTACTGTATGCGTATGTAGGCACGCATTGCAAGCCCGATTCTCACCGTTTGCTGTGGTCTGTGTCACGGTAGCGGAGCCCGTACTCCTCGGCCGCGTACTCGCCGCCGGGCCCCCCGACCATCTGAGCGCGGCACAGGTCCGCGAACTCGCAGAACTGGCAGGCGGCCTTCCCGAAGTTTCGGGCGGCCTCCCCGCGCTTCGCGGCCCGCTTCCTCGTGAGCGAGATGTCTGCGCACGTGTCCGCGGCGGCCTGCAGATGGGAGCGGACCAGGTAAGGGCTCACGGGAGTCAGGTGGCGGGAGAACCATTGCCCGACCACTTGCGGGGAGCCGAGACGCTCGATCTCCGCCTCCTCGGCGGTGTAGACGCCGGCTCCGCTGCCATCCTTCTTCATGCCCTCGTAGGGGACGCCCCCGTCGCCCACCCACTCCAGGTAGGTGGTCAGGTCGTAGTCCTTGACCGAGGAGGACAGCTTGCCCGCCTTCGTGAGCTTCGGGGTCTTGGGAGCCTTGGACCTCACCCGATCGAAGGCGACGGCTCGGGGGCGAGGCACTCCCCACTCGTCACACAGGGGACCGAGTCCCCACGCGTAGAGCTGGACCTGGCTGTCCATCATCTCGTCCAGGCTGGTCACCTGGCCGAGGGTGCCTGATGTCTTGCAGTCCCTCACCACGACGATGCCGCGCTTGCGATCCTGGTAGACCTCATCCGCGTATCCCCACAGCATGACGTTCGTGCCTGGGATCGGCCGCTCCCACCGCTGTTCGATGGCTAGGACGGCCTCGTTCTCAGAGTCCCGCGCCCACCTCCCGCGCCACTCCCGGTACGTGTGAGACAGGCGCTGGAGGAGAGGCTGCCCGAGCCAGTCGAGCCAGATCTCGTGGGCCGTCTCGCCTAGGCGCTCCCAGTACTCGGCAGCGGCCTCGAGGATGGCCTCCGGAGCGGTGTCGGATGGGAAGCTGGGACCCGTATCCGTGGTGTGGATCTCCTCCGGAGCCGACTTCAGAGTCCCCTCGGCCCGGCCCTTGGAGAGGCGGTCCGCTGCCCGCACGGCATGGAACCAGGACCCGAAGTCCAGGGCAGGCGTGATCTCGGATCGCTGGCGGCGCAGGCCGTCTACATAGCGGTACTTCCACGCTTGAGGGCACCTGCGGTGCAGTGTGAGCGAGGAGTAGGTGGCCCTCTCCTCGTCGATGACGTCCAGAGGCTGGGTACTCATAGCCATCACCTTTCGTTATAGATGTGATTCATTAGAGCCTTCTCCAAGTCCGTGCGGTCCTGGTAGGCCTGGTAGACGACCTCGTCGATCGTGCCCGGCGCGAGGGCGTACCAGAAGGTGGTGGACCCTCCACGCTGACCCAGGCGGTTCAGGCGGTCACGGGCCTGGACGATGTCGTCCCGCTGCCACGGCAGGGACGCGAAGATCGCGTTCTGCGCAGTCACGAGCTCGTTCACCGCTACCGACAGGGTCCGGATCTGGGCGACGATGACGAGGCGCTCGTCAGAGTCTGACCCAAATCGCCGCCTCAGCGCAAGCCGTTCCTCAGGCCTGGTGTCGCCGGTGATGGTCAGCACAGCCGTTCCCGGCTTGGAGATCTCCTCGGCGATCGCCGCCAGCTCGGACCTGAACGACCCGAAGACAACGAGGCGCTTCTCGTCCGGGAGAGTGTCGTGGACGATGGATGCGATCGTCTTGGCCTTGGACCGGCCGATCTCCCGCATCTCACCCATGTCGTCCGGCAGGAAGCCGGCGGTGATCTGACGCAGGCGGATCGCTCTGGTCAGGCGGCTGAACGCCGTGGATTCCCCGGTCACCTTCTCGCCGGACTCCCGGGTGTCATCCTCCTCGCGGAAGGTGACCTGGAGCTGGGAGCGCATCTGCTCGTAGGCCTTCCTCTCCGCCGAGGAGAGGTTGACCGGCACAATCGTGTCGGTGGCTTCCGGCAGGTCGAGGCACTCGCTCTTAATGGCGACAGCTGACCGCTCGCCCATGATCTCCTCGAGGCGGTCCAGGTTCTTGAACCCGGTCACCTCCCGGCCCATGTAGCCGCCCATGACCGCGTAGTCCTCCTTGAAGGCCTGGAACGTGGCCCGCTTGCGGGTCCCGTCCGACTGGACGCGGCCGAAGGCATAAGGGTCGATGAACCGCCACTGGGCGTACACGTCGAGGGGCGAGTGGGGGATGACCGTACCGGTCAGCCCGATCCTCCTCTTGACCTTGGCCCCGATCCTGGCGGCCAGCCTAGACGAGTTGGAGGAGATCGATTTGATCTTGTGCATCTCATCGATCACGACCAGGTCCGGGTCGAAGTCCTTGATGGCGTCCAGCAGGACGTCGGCGAAGGTCCTGCTGCCGACCGCCCGCCGCTGGGAGAGCATGTCGATGTTGATGGCCTCAATCACGAGGCGGGGCTTCCCGTCTCCAAGGCAGTCCGGCCCCAGCTCCTGAGCCTCATCGCGGGGCAGCTCCACACCGTCCCGGCGGGCCGCGATGGCCCAGGACTTGTTTGTGTGGGCGGCCCTCGCGGCCTGAGGCCCTCGCGGGTTGGAGGTCAGCTTCGAGGGACGCTTCCCGCCGCGTGACCGGAGGGCCTCTACGCGCTGGATACCGGTCCCCCCGAGGGCCTCTGCCCACACGTTGACCTGCGGGCTGACCCACTTCGGAGCCTGAAGGGCCCACTGGTCGACGGCGGCGAGGGGACCGGTCACGAGGACCCGGGCCTCCCCCCGCTCACTGGCTAGAGACAGGAGCGAGCAGTAGTCGAGGGTGACGGCGGTCTTGCCGGTCCCCGGCTCCATGAGGAGGGCGCCTACGCCCTTGCAGTCGATCAGCTTCTTGAGGCCCGCTTTCTGGTGGGCGAAGCGGGGGGGTCCTCCGAACTGGAAGGCGGTCATGCGAGGTCTTCCCCGTCTTCGGGGTCCTCAGACGGAATCTCGAAGAGGTCGTACAGGGCCCCCGTGTCGACCTCGTACCAGGAGATGATCTCGTCGATCCCCTCCAGGATCTTGTCCCCAAGGTCTGGGTCCTGCCCAAGCTGCGTGCCTGCTCGGCAGTAGTCGCGGGAGTGGCTGGTCGGGTCGTAGGTCAGGAGGTAGACGCCGGGCTCGAAGGTGTCCAGGCCGGTGACAGCGGCCCGGTCTACGTAGATGACGTCAGCGGTGGGCCAGGGGTGGGTCTTCTCGTTGCTCATTGGTAATCCTTATGGGTGTGGTGGGTGGATCGTATGGGTGTGGTCAGTTCTCGTAGTGGGTAGAGGCCGCGTGCTCGGCGCGCCTCCGGATGTAGACGGCTCGGGCCTCCTCAGGGATGGCCTGCAGGTTCCCGCGGACCTCGAGCACCGCTGTGATGTAGCGCTCGTACTCCTGAACGAGGTCCTCGCGGGTCATCTCGTGGTCGGTCCGGGGGGCGGGCACGAAGGGGATCGGGAGCTTGCGCTGGATGTCGCTGTCCTGGATATCCCCGCCGCTGGCGGCGATCCTGCGGCGGATCTCCTCGGCGCTGACGATGCCGTTGCGTCCCATCACATCTTCCCCTTCCGGGCCCGGTAGGAGACGCTTACGAGGACTGCGGTGATTGCGATGACGGTCATCAGTGGTCCTCCCCGCCCTCGAGGCCTACGCTCACGAAGCGGCCCTCGTAGACCGAGAAGGTCGGCACCTGCTTCTCGAGGTAGCCAGCCCTACGGGCCCTCGCGGCGCTCAGAGCCGCCTTGAGCCCCTCGTAGCCAGCCCACGCGAAGGTGACGGTGGCCAGTGCTCCGGAGGTGCCGAAGGTAGCCTGAGCGATCACTGCCCCTACGACGATGGTGGCGGCCCAAACCGTGTGGCTGAGTGCCCGGTTGGCGTGGTAGGCCGTTGCTGTTGACAGTCGGTATCTCATAGGTCTTCCTTACAGGTAGCCATCTTCGTTCTCGCCGCCACAGGCACAGAAGTCCTCTGGGCGCTCGCACGAGGGGCAGTAACGCTCCCCGGTCCATGGATCCTCCATGACTCCGGTGAGCTGCTGCTCTCGCAGGGCCCGCATGAGGCCCCGGTCGTCCGGCACATACTGCTCGGCCATCAGCGCCATCATGTGGCGACGATAACGTTTCTTCGGTGTTCCCGCCATTTTCGGCTCCGTTCTGCGGCTTGCCGGTCCTTCCGGCTGATGACTTAACCCTAGACAGATTCGGGGGCGTATGCAATAGACAATGGAAATCTCCCCAGTGACGTGAGTCACTGGGGAGATCCTGCCCGTTGGAGCTATTTCCCGTCGTGCTGAGCCTGCAACGCCAGTACGTCGTAGCGGTCCCCGTTGAGCGTAACCCTGGCCTCGACTTGCTTAGTCTTCCAACCTCGGGCCCGCAGCATGTTGATCGTGTCAAGGGAGTCGGCGAAGCGTCGGAGGCCGAAGGACGCGACGATGATCCGACGCACGTCATCCTGCCTCAGAAGCGTCTCAACCGCCTTCCAGGACTCGACGTTCCGGACCCTGTACTCGACTCCGAAGACGGGGCACTCAGGCGTCCCGTCCTCCTGAGCCCTCTCGTAGGCCTCCCACGGCGTGAGAAGCGGGAGCTTTGAATAGTCTCTCACTGATAGGTCCTTCCTATATCCATCTACTCATCAGCAACAGCGACAAGAGTGTAGGTAACGGAGCCCCGGCTCCCGGCCTTCTGAAGCCAGCCCCGGGAGGCCAGCCGCTCCAAGGCGTTGCGGGCCCGGTCCCGGCTGAGGGTGTCCCCGATCAGCAGGTAGATGTCCGAGGGGCGGGCCGACTTGCCCAGCTCCCCACCGAACACGGACATCACGATGTCCTCATCGTCCTGGTTGCGGGCCATCTTCTCCATGGCGGCGGTCATCTCGGTCAGGTCGATCTCGACGCGCTCCTCCACATCGTTCACGTCCTCCCCGTCAGCGTTCAACTGACCGCCTCCGCCGGAGGGCGTACGCCGGGGCGGGGTGATGACGAGCGAAGAGCGCCCATCGACCCTGGAGTCGAGGGTGACCACGCCGGCCACCTGAGCCTTGCCGCGGCCTCCAGTCTTCTGCGAGTGAGCCCGCACCTGGCCGGGCCGGTCCTTGAGGACGACCAACTCCATCTCGCCGACGTCCCCAGGCATCGGCTGCTTGATCGGCCACACCTGCAGGAGGGTCCCCTGCACCATGGCGACCTTGTGCTGGGAGCCGATCGGCATCGAGCCCTTCTCGGCGCTCTTGGCCTGGTGGTCGATGATGATGACCGTGGACCGGCCGTTGCGGGTCAGGCGCTTCAGCCAGCTGGTGATGACATCCGTAGAGACGGCGTCGTTCGCGTCCAGCCCGTGCAGGCCGTACAGGGCGGTCATACCGTCCGCCACGATGATGTCCGGGTCGAGGGTCTTCAGAGCCAGGTCGAACTGGTCCTGAGCGAACTCGCCGCTGCGCGTGGGGTTCTCCTTGCCCCACTTGTTGCGCTGCATGTCCGCAAGCGGGCCCTCGGGGCGGATGTAGGAGAACTGGGCCCGAAGGTCGTCGTCCGCCGCGCCGAGGAGGCGCAGGCGGTTCAGGGTCTGGACCGGCTCGTCCTCGAAGTCGAGGTAGAGGGCCCTGCCCCCGGTCTCAATCTCCTGCAGGCAGATCGCCATGGCAAGCCACGACTTTGCGGACTCAGAGGACCCGAAGAGCATGTTCACGCGGCCCCGGTACATGAGGCACTGGCCGTCGTTGCGGCGGCACACCTCGGGGTCTGGGATCTGGACCTTGCCGGTCAGGTACGGCTCCAGGTCGACGGGGCTCCAGGTCGAGGCCCGGGCCTCCAAGGGATCGTTCTCCTTAGCGGCCAGCCCATCCTCATCGAAGGACACCTCGACCGCATCCGTGCTTCCCGAGGCCTCCGGATCCGACGTGCTCTCTTCCCCGTCCAGGCGGCCGAGGGAGCGCTCGCCGGACGACGTGAACTCCGACTTGGCCGAGGGGGTGAGCTCGATTGTCATCTTGTCCCACTTCTTGGCCCACTCCGGCCGGTCTCCCGCGATGTCCGGCTCGAAGCCTGCTGCAGCCTCGGCGTCGCGCACGAGGCGCTCGGCGATCTGGACGCTTTCCTCGCCGATGTACTCGGCCAGGCGGGTGAAGCCGACGGCCTCGCCGCCCTCCCGCAGCCTGCGAGCCGTTGAGCGGATCGCCTCCGCCTCCCGCTTACCGGGCCCCTCCTCGTCGTGCGTGGCGATCGCGAGGGTGCGGATCACGAGGCCAGCGTTCTTCTCCCAGAACGGGTGAACCGTGGCCGACTCCCCGTACCGGAGGAGACCCCCGGCCAGCGCGACGTAGGCGTCGTGCCGGCCTCCCTTTCGGGGCCAGGCCTCCAGCAGTACCGAGCAGAGGCCGAGGAGCGTCACCTGCGCAAGGAGCTCGTTACCGTCGATGGTGGTCGGCCCCTGCTCGCCGCCCCAGGGCTCGCCCTCCCACTCGTAGGTCTCGCCCGTGTCTGGGTGGATCGACGGTGGGATGACGGTCTGGGACCCGGTGCCGCGGATCTCCACGGATACGACGGTGCCGCCGTCCGTGCCCGGGATCCTCATCCGACGGGTGGGCGGCAGCGTGTCATCCGTGACGCGGTACCAGTAGTGGGACGCGGGCGACCCTTCGCGGCCGTGGATGGCGGCCGTAGGCGGCAGCAGCATCGTCTTGAGGCGCTGCGCCGCTGGGTGGTCGAGGTCGACGTCCACGAGGTTGCCTGAGGGGGCTCCGAGGATGACTCCGAGGTTCGAGGAGCCCTGGTCGATCTGCTCACTGAAAGTGGCACGGAGAAGCTCCTCACCCTCCCCAGCGTCGTACTCGGGGTCAGGCCAGCGGATGTCCGTCCAGCCGGTGATGTTGGGCGCCTTCGAGTGGCGCGGGATCGGGATCGGGGTCAGGCCCCGGCGGTAGGCGTCGACAGCGGCCTCGATGACCGCCTCACGGCGCTGCTGTGATGTGCTCATGGTTCTCGTTGTGTAGTCGGGTCAGGTTAGGCAGACCCGGTAGCGCCTCCGGGGTGGTGGTGGTGGTGGCGTGCTACCGGTTCGAAGGGTTGTCGGGGTTCGTGAAGGTAGTCCTGTGCGGGGCCACCTTGATGCCTGACGGGTGAGGCTGGAGGTCAACCTCCCGGTTGCCGTAGGCCTCGAGCAGCCGTGCGAACACGACATGTGCCCGAAGACCCTGAGCCTTGGCCCGCCGCCGGACTCTGTCGAGCGTGTCTGCTCTCATCCGGAACTTCACCACTTTGCGCTCCATCATCGGCTCCCCGGGCTTACGTCCGAAGTCGATGGTTGTCGGAGCCTGCGCCGCGGTGAACGGCTGGTCAAGGTCAGGGCGGTCGTCCTCGTAGGGACGAAGCTGGCTCTTAGTTGGCCGAGGCATTCGGTTATCCGTTCTCCCGTCGTGTATGACTCTCATACAGTACCGGGTCACGCGCAGCATTTCAAGGAGCCTGTACGAGGGGCGGCTGCTGCGCCTCTCGGGCTTCTCCTGAGCCGGTGATCGGCCGGCCTGGCTGGTCTCTGGTCCGAGGGGTTTGCGGCCTCTCGTTCCGCGCGGGGTGCCTTCTGCGTGAAGCGAAGGGTGGGGGTCGGGCTCCTGCCCGAGGCCATCGTTTCAGCCCCGTTTCGCGAGGTGGGGCTGTTCTGTGCCGTTCGGTCCCGCCTGAGTGGGCTTGCCGAAGGGTGTTGGAGGGCGTCTCACGAGGTGCCCCTCATGATCGTCCTGGGCTTTTCAGCGGGCCTCACCTGCCCCGGCGGTCCGGACGTACCCGAGACCGAAGGTGGAGGTGCGGGCCGTATCCCGCATTCTTGGAGCCTATCCCCTGCCTAACGGAGTATCCCTTTCACACCCTTACCCGCCCGACGTGCTGTCCTGCCGTCTGATGACTCTCGGAGTGCTTCAACCGGACTCCTAGTCGTTGGTGTCGCCGTAAGACCTGCAAGGGCCGACCCAATTACGAACCAGGTCCCCCAAGGTGCGTCTCCAGCTAGCTTCACGATCTTTCGAGGTGGTTTAGCTGCTCAACCTACGTCGCACGGCCTTCGGTTACGTCATCGTCCGAAGTGTCGATTGCCCTGTGCGGCGGTCAGGCGGATCTGGAACCTCTCCTCGGCCTCCCCGTCAGGAGGCCGAGGCCGTAACCAGAGGCCCGCGTGCCCGGATCACATAGAGCTCGCGTCGTAGGTGCTACGCGTCCGTAGCTTCGCCGCCTTTCGGTTAGTACCGGGTCGCACTCCCTTCGCCTCGGTCCCCGTCGGGCCCGCTGCGTGGGCTACTAGCCGTTTCGCCCCTCGGGGCGGCTTGGCTTAATCATGCCACATCGGGCGGCGGGCGTCCACCTTTTTCGGTCTCCCCGCGGGTGATGTCCCCCACGTTATGGGTTCCTCTTATGGACGCGTGGTCGGCCATAGGTTGCACCTGCGGGGCGCCGCGCCTCCCCCGGACCGAAGGTGGAGGGGGTATCCCGTGACCGAAGGTGGCCGGCATCGCCAGAAGCCGTGTAAGCCCTTCTGAGGGCCTAACGGGGGCGGACCCTCATCACGGTACTGCCGGGGCCCTGAAAGTCCGTCTACGGGGCTTACACGGCCTCTGAGCGGCATCTGCGGCGGGGCGGGCCTCTCCCGAACACGGGGGCGCGGCCGGGCGGCGGGGCGGGCGCGGCTCCCCGGACCGAGGGGCGGCATCCCGTGACCGAAGGGCGGGCGGTCGAGGGGCTGCGTGCGCGGCGGAGTCACGGGCAGCGGCGATGGCGGCAGTTCCGGCGCGAGAGGTTTGGCTGACGTCGTGCGGGCACCGAGGCGAGCGCAGCGAGCCGAGCTGAACGCACCGTCAGCCTCAACCTCTCCGACGCGTAGCCGCGCTCCGACAGTCCCGAGCACCGAGGGTCGGAGCCCCCAGGCGGAGACCCGAGCCTGCTCGGGGCCGAGGAGCAGCGGTGAGCGCGTCGCTCGTCGGAGACGAGTTGGGTTGTCCCGCCCGCCTCGCACCGAGGGCACCGAGCGCCGGAGCCCCAGCGGAGGCGCGAGCCTGCCCGAGCTGCGAGGCGGTGCCAAGGCGGGGCGCCAGCCCCGCCGCAGGCTCGGCACCGGCTCTATCTATAAACATCTCCCCACACACGAGCGCCCCCTACTTCGTAGGGGGCGCGAGTGTGTGGGCGCGCGCGGATACCACAAACGCGTGTCCAATAGCAATGGGTAGCGGCCGTGAGGCGCGCCGCAGTTTTCAGGGCTGCACCCCTCGTGCCTCCCCTCGACCCTCGGTCTATTGGGCCCACCTTTCCCAGCTCTCAGGCCAAGTGGTACGCCTGTACCAGAAAATAGGGGTCCGACACGCCCGAGTGCGTTGCGCGATGTATGCTGCATACATCTGCCCGTGTATGCAGCATACAAAATGACATAAGTAGTGAAAGCGTCAGGTTTCTGACATCATAGGGTTCTCACAGGATACGGGGACCTTTCCTTGAAACCTCGTTCAGCGCATCACCTCGCGCAGCCCCCTCGATCCGGACCTTCGCCCCCCGTTCCAAGGGAAAGTCCTGTTCTGGTACGCCTGTACCAGAAACTCAGTTTTTTCTCTCATACGGTTGTATAGTGGAAGGGTGGTCCCCGTCACAGCACGTTCTGTGAGACAACTTGTCTCAGGATGTGAGCATAGGTGCAGAGGGCGACTTTGCCCTACTCGCGCAAGGGAAAGGTCCTCCCCGCTCATCTTTCGAACATATGTCCGTGGGTAGTGCACGGTTCAACAAGAATGGGTGTTCTAGTACAGGCGTACTACATTTAGGTGCCCTGGTTCACAGATTTAACCGTGAAAAGGGGTACCCCCGGGGGGTATACCTGTGACCGGGGACACGAAGAGGGCCCCTCCGAAGAGGGGCCCTCGCGGTTGGGGTAGGTGCCGAGCGAGGCTCGTCCGGTGTCTCAGGCGCCGTGCAGAGCCGCCTCGACCGCCTTCCGGCGGACTCGCTCAGCCTCGATCAGGGCCGCTCGATGCTGCTCGGCACGGAGCTCAGCCTGATCGGCCTTCTGCCTCGCGCTCGCCTCGCGGCGCTTGCCGGTCTTCGTGATCGTGGTCGGGAAGGTCGGGTCCATGCGCCGGGCCCGCTTCAGCCACGAGTCGACGGTGTAGGGGCTACGGCCGAGCTTCTGAGCGAGCTCGGAGCGGGTGTAGCCCTTCTCGATCAGGTCTCGCAGGACAGACGGGTCAGGGCCCTTGTAGCGGTTACCGCCGCGCGCAGCCGGCTCCCTGCGGCCGAGCACCTCCGCGGCGATCTCCGACAGCGTGCGGTGGGGGATCGAGTCCGGGAAGCGGACCCCCTCGTCGGGCTTGCAGACGAGAGCAGTGATCTGGTAGCGGCCGCCACCATCGCGCTCGTCGGTGATCTGGACGAGGTACTCCATCTCGGCGCGGGGGTCCCGCACGTGCGCCGCGGGGGCGCCGTTCAGGCTGGACAGCTTGTACTGGTAGTCACGGAGTGCGTTTCTCATTGGGTTCTCCTATGGGTGCGGTAGGTGGTTGTGGTTGATGCTTATGCTGCGGTAGGTGTGAGACGAGTCTCAGACCTGCGGGAGCGGGTCGTCCTCTTCGTGCAGGTCGTGCACACCCCAGCGGGTCCCAGCCGAGGGGCCGGCCACGATCGGGACGTCCATCTGGCAGTCGAGGGGCTTCAGGAAGGTGTTGACGTCCTCCATGCGGCGCTTGCACTCGACGAGGATTTCCTGCCAGCGGTCCTCGGGGGCCTCGATGCAGATCTCGTCGTGGACGGTGGCGACCACGTGGGCCCCCTCGACCTTAGGCAGCGGGTAGCCGGGCAGCGTTCCCATGATCGAGGCGGCGGCCATCTGCATGAGGTCTGAGCCGAAGCCCTGGACGGGGCTGTTCAGGGCGTTGCGCTCGGCGTGGGAGGCCTTGAAGCCGCTCTTCGAGTAGATGTCCGAGAGCCACTGCGTGCGTCCGATGGGGGACGTCACGAAGCCACGCTCGTAGGCGCGCTGCTTGGCCCTCTCGTGCCACTGGAGCATGCCGTCCCACATCTCGAAGAAGGCCGAGTGGACGGCCTGCGCTTCATCCAGCGTCATGGCGACGTCGTAGGCGGTGGCTGCGTACGTCTGGAAGCCGCCAGGGCTCATGCCGTACAGCAGACCGAAGTTGCCAGCCTTGGCGCGCTTGCGCTCCAGAGAGGTGACGTCCTCGGGCTTCTTGCCCGCCATCTTCGCGGCGAGGAGCCTGTGAAGATCATCACCACGCTGGAAGGCCTCGATCATTGGCTGCGAGCGCGAGATGAACGCGGCCACCCGCAGCTCGACCTGGCTGTAGTCGAGGTCGAGCAGGACGTACCCGGGACGAGGGATAAAGGCCGGCTTGAGCCGGGCCGAGCACTGCTGCATGTTAGGTGAGTCACAGCTCAGGCGGCCTGTCTTCACGCGGCCGACGTTGTAGGTGGCGTGAATCACGTTGTTAGGGTCACGAAGGTCGAGCCACTGGTTCAGAAACTCCAGAGTCTTTACGGCGTCGCGGTGACGGAGCAGCGCGTCGGCGGCGGGGCTTCCCTGACGCTGCTGGGCGATGAGGACCGCCTTGTTCCACTGAGCGTTGCCGGAGTCCGTGCGGGCGGTGACCCGCAAGTCCCCGGCCTCGAGGGCCTGAGCCACGAAGCCCTGGAACCACTTCGAGGTGGCCGCCGTGGTCACGCCGTCCTTCGCCGGCGCCGGGGCGGGCTCGGTGCCGTACAGGCCGAGGATGTCCTGGCAGGCCTGAAGGCGCTGGGCGTCCATCTCCTTGATCTTCTCGTGGACCCAGTCCACGTCGAGGAGGAAGCCGCGCTGCTCGACCTTCGTGAGCGTCTTCACGGTCGGCATGGCGACGTAGGTGGCTACCTTGCCGAGGCGGGCCATCTGGATGTCGTCAGAATCGAAGGGCTCATCCTCGCCGGTCAGGAACATCTGGTCGCGGTGCTCCTGCTCGATCTTCCAGGTGTAGTAGGTGTCGCGAGCCGCATACTCGCCGAGCTGGATCAGGTCGACGCGCTCCGCGGCACCGGGGGTCCCGAGGTCGAAGTCGTCCCACTCCTCGATCCCGAAGTCGCGCGCGGCGCGGATCTTCAGGCGGGTGCGGGCCTCGGTGTCGACCAGCTGGGAGGAGACGGTGGTGTCCCACTCGATCCGGTCGGACAGGTCCACGCCGGTCTGGGCGAAGACCCACCGGGCGTCGAACTTGATGTTCGCGTTGACGAACGGCTTGCCGCTGCGGTTGATCTCGCGGCCGATGATCGCCATGACCTTCCGCCACGAGCCCAGCAGCGGGCTGGCCGGGTGCGAGAGGGGGACGAGGAAGGTCATCGGCTGCTCACCGTCGAACTTCCTCCAGTTGTAGGCACCGGCAGCGGTGCGGGAGGCGTCCGGGAGGGTGAGGGCTGCCAGGACGATGCGGGCCGGGTAGCCGCCGTTGGTGTCGCCGCCGGCCTCGGCGTACTCGTCTAGGCCGGTGGTCTCTAGGTCCATGACGATCTCAGAGGACTCGTGAATGGCCTTCACGAGGGTCTTCAGGTCGTCCTTGCCCCACACCCAGGTGATAGGCCCGCAGGGCGTCTCAGAGCCCTGTGCGGCCTGCCTAGCGCGGCTCACGACCTTGCTCAGGTCCATGATGCTCATGGGTTCTCCTTCAGTAGGGCGCTCGTAGGCGCCGGGTGGATAACCCAAAGATATATCTTGGCAGTTCACCGGTCAAGACCTCACAACTAACAAGACTGGGCGGTGGAGATGTGAATGGGTACACAAGAACCCCCAACCGCGAAGATCGTGAAAAGCGGCTGGGGGTTCTTGCTGTGTGACCCTGGACGTCTGCCTTAGATGTCCCGTGAGATGAAGGTTAGCAGATCGCGGAGGTTTCCGACCTGAGTACGGCGGCCAACATTGAGAGATCTGAACCACACTTCGACGTCCCACAGGTCGTAGTGACCGCGAACCTCGGTCGAGGGGCGCAGCGTGATGACACGCTCGTGGCCGTTGTCTGCAATCACCTGGGCGACCATGTCACCCTCGACCTCGATCGGGACAATGTTGACGTACTTGAAGAACGGGGTCAGGGCGTTCTTCCAAGCCTGAGCTGTAGTGCGACGCTCGGCCAGGGTGTCGAAGCGGTCGGGGAAGGCGATGTGGTTGGTGGCGATGGATGTCATTGGAATCTCCTATGGGCGGTTGGGGTGGGTCCAGGGTAGACGAGTCAGTGCTTGTTCAGGTAGAGGCTGTGCCCGCAGCACAGGCACCGCTTGAAGAACATCGGAGCCAGGAGCGAGAGGAAGCCGGTGCAGAAGGCCGCGGTCCAGTGGATCAGGTTGAAGGCGACCAGCTGGGCGCCGCCTTCGCAGTGCTTGCAGCCGCGGCAGGCCTTGCCGGTGATGACGAAGTGGGAGTTGCTGTAAGTGCTCATGCCTCAACTGTAGATTGTCAGTTAGGCGGGCGCAATACATGACAAGGTACTTAATTAGTGATGCATGGCACATACATACCGAAAGGGTCAACTGAGTTGTGGAAAAGGCTGGGGGTGGATATAGACTCTTCTCAGCATTCCCGCCAGTGACCCAGATAGGAGCCGATATGAACCCACTGGACGAGGCAATCGTTGCCAACGACCTTCTACCCGAGAAGGACCGCAAGACCAACATCGACCTGGCTGAGGAGTTCCACACCTCGGAGGCCTCGGTAAGGCGCCACCGACGTGCGCTCAAGCGTAAGGGCTCCGGAAAACCGGACCTCACGAAGGACGCATTCTTCGAGGACCTCCCCATCGAGTCGATCACGAAGCGCGGCAAGACAATCCGCCTCGCCGACGGCTCCTACGAGAAGGTCGAGTACAAGCCCGGCACCATCGAGATGGCCGAGGCCAAGCGCCTCTCGTGGGACGACCTTGAGCCCGTCTTCGCTGAGCCCTATATTCCGCCAGCGTCAGCCCTCGCCGAGGCTCGTGAGGAGACCCCAATCGTCTGTCTGGCGGACTTTCAGGTCGGGAAGGTGGCTCAGGGGGGCGGTACCGAGGACACCGTCCGCCTCGTACGCCGGGCCCTGCACGACATTGCCCATCATCTCGCAGGCCCGAAGCGGTGGAAGCGCATCGTCGTGGCCGACGTTGGTGACTCGACCGAGGGCTTCTGGAACGTGGCCTCCCAGGCCCAGACCAACGACCTCAGCCTGACCGATCAGATCCGCACCGTGCAGCGCCTCTACGCCGAGGCCGTCAAGCTCCTCGCCCCACTGTGCGACTCCCTCGTGTACGTAGCCGTCCCCTCCAACCACTGTGCCGTACGCGTCGGCCCCGGCAAGAACAGCCGCGCCAACGCCCCCGATGACGACTTCGGCATCATGATCTCGAAGAACATCGAGGACATCGTGGCCGACCGCGAGGGTTTCGAGCACGTCGTCTTCCACCGTCCCGAGAAGTGGGAGGAGGCCGTCACCGTCGCGGCCGCTGACGGCACGCACGTCGGGTTCACGCACGGCCACCTGGCGGGCTCGCAGAGCAAGGTTCCCGGGTGGTTCCGGGACCTCGCCTTCGGGCACCGCAGCGGCCTGCACGACGCCCGGATCCTCGTCCATGGGCACTGGCACAACTTCGCGGTCCGCCAGGTCGGAGACGCCCGCTGGGTGGTCTCCAGCCCCTCGGCCGACCGGGGCAGCGACTGGTGGACTAACGTCTCCGGCGATTCGACCAAGCCCGCCATCCTGACCTTCGAGGCTCGGGGAGGGAACGCCCAGAACTGGCGTCTCTGGTCCTGACGCGGATCGACGGCGCAGAGAACCCCCGCATCCGATGTGGCTGCGGGGGTTCTTCGTCTCTCAGACCGTCGGGGTCGGGAGGACCTGCTGGATCCCGGAGACCATGCAGCCGACCGCGCCCTTCTGGACAGCCTGAGTGTAGGCCTCCTTCGTGGGGCAGATGTGACCCCACACCGGCTTACCGAAGGTCCTGGCGATGCCCCAGTTTGTGGCGGACGCCTCATAGGGAATTCCGAGGTAGTCCCAGTGTGAGGCCCACGAGCGACCTTCGCCGTTAGTGACATGCTGCTCATACATGTAGCCCCAGCACTTCCAACCCGCAGCCCGCCACTGGTCGGACAACCACGTCGCATCGGCCGACATCTTCCAGATGACCCGTGACTTGGCGTCCGGGGGCAGGAGTAGTGCGAGCTCAGACCACTGCGCGGCCGAGAACTTCGGGTCCAGCACCGTCACGTGGGAGGAGCCGTACGCTTCGAGGTAGTCCTCGACCCGCATGATCGGCTCACCCTTCGTGGTGTACTGCTTGACCTGCTCCCACGTCATCTGAGACAGCGGCGTGTTGGGAGCCGACGGGTCGACCCGCTGCAGTTTCTCGTCGTGAGCCAGGACCCAGATGCCGTCCTTCGTGCGGTGCGTGGAGACCTCGAGAGCCCCTGCGCCGTGCGCGACAGCGTTGGTGTAGGCCCGCATCGAGGCCTCCGGCCAGGAGCCGGAGCCGCCCCTGTGAGCAACAACGAAGCCCGGAGTCGACATCATCGCGTCGATCGAGGCGTAGCCCGCAGGAAGTGACCGCATCGTGGCGGGTACCTCCTCCAGGCGGTCGTTCACGATCACCGAGACGGTCGTAGAGCCGAGCCCCTGAATCTCAGGGTTCGGCGGGGCCGGGAGGGAGGGGTCAGCGCCGGGGCCGGGAGCAGCGCCGCCGCCGCCCACGGTGAGGAACACCTGAGCCCAGGCCTGCGGCCCGTCCTGGCCGCCACCGACGGTGACGGCACCGAGGAGGGCAGACCAGGACGCGTTGGCGTCGTGACCGCCGGAGACCATCTTCGAGTGCTCGGGACGCCAGTCGACCAGCGGGTCGACGTTGCGTCCGTGCTGCTGCGAGAAGGTCAGGTTCAGCTTCCCAGCCTGAGGCTTGGCGGTCGTCCATCCAGTGTTGGTGACCGAGCGCACACCCTTGAGGACCACGAGCAGCGCGTTCTCCCGCGCCCCGCCTCGGAACGCCCCCGACAGGACGACGTTTTGGGTGTCCGAGGGGGACGACACATTGCGGACGGCCACGTAGCCGGACCGACCTCCGAGCCCACTGGTCGCGGTGATCGGAGACCACCCGGCCGGAGCCTTCGCCTGAGTGTTGCCCCACTGGGACGAGTACGCCAGGACGGCGATGTCGCCAGCCTCGGACGTGGCCGAGATCGGCTGCAGTGTGCCCGCAGGGCCCTCAGCGTGAGCCCACGACCGCACGTACTGCTTGTCGTACGGGTTGTCGCCCTGCGGAGGCGGCGGAGGCGCTGCGGGAGCCTCCTCGACCGAGATGTTGTGGAAAGTGACACTCGGCTGGCCCGGCTTCAGCTGGAACTGCGGGGTCCACAGAGGCTGAGACCTGTCCTTGAGCTCCAGCGTCACATCCTGGGTGACGTTAACGCCCGGGGACAGAGTGATCTCCCCGAAGTCATGCTGGCCGACCTGAGCGGTCTCGTCAGCCTTCGAGAACGGGTTGTGCTTGATGTCGACGGTCGAGGCGGCACCAGCCGAGTACCGGAAGGTGATCTTCCAGCGCCCAGACGCGATCGGCTTAGCCTCGCTCGCCCAGGGGACGAAGATGGTGCCAGCCTGGACTGTGAGGTTCTGACCGGCGAAGCGGCCGGTGTTGGTCCACCAGTGTTCTGGCCATGGGTAGATCGATGCCACTTAGCGTGCCCTCCGAACGATGATGGTGCCGACCTTGGTCCCGGCGGGGACGGGGTCGTTGGGTCCGAGCACGAGGAGGTTGGATGGGGTGCCGCCCTCTCCGGCGCCGGGGGCCTCGCCCTTCTTCGCGTAGGTCTTGTCGCAGTACTCGGCGCTGTAGACGCGAACCTCTGCTGTGACGGCTGCCATCAGATACGTACCTCTCGTGAGTAGAGCCCGGACTGTCCGGGAATCGGGTGCATGTGCTTGATAGTGACGGAGCCGTCACCGTTGTCCTGGACGTTGCGCATGAGGATCGAACCGTCCCAGAGCTGCGTCCAGGCGTCGTAGACGCCGTCCCCGGCCTTCAGCTCGGTCGGCAGGTTCAGGGGGAGCGGGTCCGAGGCGGGGGTCACGACCGAGGCGGTGACGGCGCCCTCCTTGCCGTCCTTGACGGTGGACACGCGGCCGTAGCCGTTCTCCCCCATCTGGACGCCGTAGGAGCCCTCCCAGGGCGTGAACTTGAACGTCTTCAGGTGCATGGTGGTGGGAGGCATCGTCTCCCAGCCGCCCTTACCCTTGAACGCCCACAGATTGATGTGGACCCGCTGGGAGCGAGGGACCGGCACAGTCTGGGTGAGGGTGCCCGAGTAGTAGCCACCCTCGTTCACCGGAGTGTTGCGGGCCCGCTCCTCCGTGAGGTGGCTCTCCCAAGTCTCCCACCGGATCGTGCCTGGCATCCACGTCATGCGGACGGTCGCGCCCTTACCGGAGCGCGTCCACACGCGGTCGTTGAGGTGGATGCCGCTGTTCTCGTCACCCGGGTAGTAGGTGTACTTCCCCACCATGTCGGTGTAGCCCGACCAGTACGAGTCCTCGACGATGTCGATCTCCTGGTAGCCCGGGTTCGGGTCCTCCCAGTCGAAGGGGAAGATGCCCCACACGACGTTCTTGTGGAGGTCGCGCATCTTGGTCGGTGCGACGATCTCGTAGGACGCCTCGAAGGTCCCGTAGCCAAGGGACTCAGCCGAGACGATCTCAGCTGAGTACGGCTCGCCGCCGATGACCGACGTGGAGATCGTGACAGAGCCGTCTCCCAGCTTGGTCAGGGCCGCCGGGTTCCACTTCTGGTTCGCGGCCGGGCCGCCTGGGTGCCATGCGTCAGTACGCACCACCCAGTGCAGCCCGAACGCCTCGACGGTCGGCTGACCGTAGTCCTTGTAGAGCTCAATCTCTGGCACTTATTAGCCTTCCCTACGAATGATGACGGTGTCATTGGCGGTTCCTGCCGGGATGGGGTCATTGGGCCCGAGGACGAGGAACGGGTTCTTAGCCGCCCCGGCGCCGCCCTTCTTCAGCTCCTCGATCTGGGCCTTCAGGTCCTCGATCGTGAGCTGCAGGTCGAGGGTCCCGCGGATCCAGGCCGAGGTCAACCTGATCAACTGCTCCGACGGCGGGTTCTCGTAGGGGTTGCCCACCGGCTGCCACTGTCCTCCGCGGTTCGGATCCTCGACCAGGACACCGTCGGTGATGTAGGCGTGACCGATGGGCAGCGTGTCCATCTTCTCGAAGACCTGCCGGTAGTTGTCCTTCGTCACACCGTGCACGACAGCCCACCAGCGGCTGGAGGGGTACGCCTTCATGTGATCCGGCAGGATCGGTGTGCCCGCGTCCTCGTTGAGGAACTTCTTCGCGTCCTGCTCGAACATCATGGCCACGTCGAAGTCGAGGGCGCAGACCTGCTGCGACATATTCGACCCGGCGTTGACCACGATGAGGAAGCCCTTGCCGTACGTGGAGCGGATCGTGTCGATCAGGTCCTTGTACCAGGCAACACGGCTCGACTGGGCTCCCCAGCCGTTGATGGTCTCGTCCAGGAACACGCCGCCGACCACGTCGCCGTACTGCTCCACGAACTTGGCGATCTGGCCGAGGATGTACTCCTTGGTGTACTTGTCCGGGTTGGGTACGCCGCGGCGGGCCTCCGCCTGCGGAGGCAGGGAGGCCACGCCGTACTGGGTCTTGACGTAGAAGACGGCGCGCTTGGCCCCGGCACCGAGAGCGAAGCTGGCCTGCTTGCCGAAGTCCTCGTTCTTCTCGTCCCAGTTGCCGCTGTCCTTGTTCAGGATGACGATGCCGAGAGTGGAGCCAGCCTTGAGGGCCTTCGCCCACTTCGAAGTGCCCTGCTTCTCGCTGTAGTAGTCCGGCCAGTAGTAGGTGACCGGGCTGGAGTAGCGGGCGCCTGCCTTGAAGGGGGACTGCTCGGCGATCAGGGCGTCGAGCTGGCCCTCAAGCGCGTCCAGCTCCTCCTTCTTGGCGTAGCCGGTGAGCTCTCCAGGGTCACCCGCAGGGCCTTTGGGGCCTTGAGGGCCCTCGGGGCCCGCAGGGCCTTTGGGGCCTTGAGGGCCCTCGGGGCCCTGCGGGCCGGGGCCACCGTCCGGGCCCTTGTCGCCACGGGGGCCCTTCTCACCGTCGGGGCCTTTGGCACCGGGGCTCTTCTTGAACGCCTCGAAGTCGGTCTTCGTGGTGTAGGTAGCGGCCGCCTCGGTCTTCGGGAGGGCAGCGTCAGCGACGCGCTTAGCCTCCGTGACGGAGGCGATGGTGGCGTAGGTCGCAGCAGCCTCTGTCTTGGGGAGGGCGGCATCCGCCTTGGTAGCGACGGCCGAGAGGGCGGTGGTCTTGGCGTACGAGTCCAGGTCCGTCTTGCGGGCGTAGTCCCCGAGCTGGGCGGTCTTGACGTAGCCCGACAGGTCCGGGATCTTCCCATCGCCCGCGAGCTGGGCCTTTGTGAGCTCGTCCTTGGTCGCGTATGTGGTGGCGGCCACGTCCTTCGGGAGGGCGGCGTCCGCGGTCTCCTTGACGGCAGCCACCTCACCGGAGAGGGAGGCGGGGGCGAAGGACGTATTGGCAGAGGCCGCGTAGGTGCGCAGCTCCTGCTTCGTGGAGTAGGTCTCAGTCAGCTCGCTGCGGGTGACGAACTTGCCGTCAGCGTCAGCGACGTGCTGGCGGAAGTCCGCCGCCTTCGCGTAGGTGGTCTCAGCGTCCGCCTTAGGCAGGTAGTCCGACAGAGATGCCTTGGTGGCGTAGGGGGTCAGGTCCGGCTTGGCGGCGTCCACCTCGCTCTTCGTGGCGTAGGTGGACTGGGCCGAGGCGGTGGTGAGGTACGAGGAGAGCTCGCTCTTCGTAGCGGCGCCCTGGACCGAGGTGGACAGGCCGTCGATGCGCTCCGAGAGCCCCTGGCGGGCCTGGGCGGCGTCAGCCTTCGTCTCGTAGGTGGTCTGGGCGTCGGCAGAAGTGACGTAGGACGCGAGGGCGCTCTGCGGGGCCGCAGCGTCCGCGGTGGCCTTGACCGCGTCGATCCGCTGACCGAGTGTGGTGTCGGCCGACGTCATCTCCGCCTTCGTGGCCAGGTGCGAGAGGTCGGGAGCCTCACCCTTGCCGCCGAGCTGAGCGTTAGCTAGGTCACTCTTGGTGGCGTAGACGCCCGCAGCCTCGGTCTTAGGCAGGTAGTCGGCCAGGGAGGCCTTAGTGGCGTAGGTCTCAGCGACCTGGGAGGCGGCCTGGGAGGCCGCGGTCTGGGCAGCCTCGGCGGTCTGGTAGGCGGCCAGCTCGGCCTTCGTGGCGGCCTTGGGGAGGGCTTCCTCCAGCGGAGCGATGCGGCCCTCGAGGGCGGTCTTGACCTGGGCGACGGCAGCCTGGGCGGCCGAGGCGCCCTCGGTGCGGGCAGCTTGGTTGACACTGTCAACTGTGGGAGCTGCGTCCACCTTCGAGGAGACTGCGGAGACAGTGGACGACAGGGAGTCGATGCGGCTGTTGATCTGGGTGTCGGCCGACTGGACCTCGTTCTTGGTGGCGTAGGCCGACAGGTCGGGGGCCTGCCCGCCTCCCCCGAGCTGCGCCTGCGCGAGGGCCTCCTTCGTGGCGTAGGTCTGAGCCGCTTCGGCGCGCGGGAGCGCCGCCCCGGCGGTTGCCGAGACGGCGTCGATGCGCTGACCGAGGGCAGCGTCGCCCGCAGCCCGCGCACTCTCAGTGGCTAGCCCCTGGGCCGCCTGCTTGGTAAGGAATCGACTGTCAGCCCCTTCGCGGCTGTACCAGGTCAGGTCGGCCATAGCGGCGCTACCTCCAGGTGAGTACTCCATTGCCTAGGTCTATGACTTCAGACCCATTGATAGCCTCTAGTGTAGTTGCGTTGTCCACACTGCGGACACCTCTGCGAGGCGCTGGAGGCTCAGGCTGAGGTTGCGGCTGAGGAGGCCTCGGGTCAGGCTGAGGTGACGGCGGCGGTGACGGTGGGCGCGGAGACGGTGGCAGTGCGCCTATGAGGTCAGACAAGTCGAGGGTCTGACCGTCCGAGAGGTAGCGGGTTGTACGGACATGGGCGCCCAGGTCCCCCGGGATAGTGAGATCTATCTCATAATTCCCGGGCTTGAGGGTCAGGTCCCCACCAGTCGGCGTTACCAGACGTCCATCAGGGTTGATCCTGGCAGATACCCGTCCGGCAACGATCTCACGGGCAGGTAGCGGAGCGCCGAGGGCGGTCGGGGTGAAACGAATCCGCCCCATACGGCCGAGGCCGTCGGGGCCGGTGACCCGTCCTGTGACGGTAACGGTCTGGGACATCAGGGCTCCTGACGTAACGGCGTAGTCTCAGTCTTCACTCTATCAATACGAGAGTGCAATGACTGGACCTCTGCGTATAGGTGGGACCTGTCAGTGCGAGCGTCATTGCGGACGCCCTCGACCTGGGTCTCGATGCGGGCCATGCGAGCGTCGTGCTCGCGGTCCGAGGCCCGCAGCTCATCGACGGACGCGGTCAGGCGCTGAAGACCGTCGAGCACGAGGGAGAACTTGCCGTCCAGGTCGTCACGCAGGTTCTCAGTGTGGTTGTTGTGGACACCCTCAGAGGCCGACTCGGCAGCGTTCGCTGCCCGCACAACATGGGCACTCATCCGGGTCATCCGCTCCTCTAGGCGTGTCTGCTGCTTGCTGATGGTGATCCTTAGCCAGGTGATGAGCGCGACCAGCAGGGCCGTCCCCGCCGCGACCGCGTCGGGCGAGGTAAGCACTGCAACGAAGGGGGACGGGTCCGACCCTGCTGGAAGCACTGGAACGTCACCTACCCGTCAGCCCGCGTGGCGCGGCGTGTAGCCGGGCGTGGGGGGAGTGTCGGTGGGGATGGCGCGGTCGGTCTCCGCCGGGGTGGCGAAGGCCTTGAGGACCGCGGCCAGGGTCGCGGTAGCGGCGACACCGGCGGCAGCCTTCAGATCGAGGTCGACGATGGAGGTGCCGACCACGACGGCCCCCACGAACGACTGAGCGAACGTGGAGATGGACCGCTCCAGCAGACCGGACCAGAACGACTTCGAGGCGTACATCACTTGCTCTCCTTCAGGAACTTGCGGAAGGCGTCACGGAAACCCTTGAAAATGGGGGAACCCTCAGGCTGGCTGAAGGCGCGCTCCAGCTGGTCCATCGTCGCGTTGGCGGCGTCGGTGCCGACAGCCTCGCGAGCGTCGTTGGCGTCGTAGGTGAGGCGGTCGTAGAAGTCAGGCCACAGGAACTTCGGGGCGCCGAGGGCCTGCTTGTAGGCCTCCGCAATGATCCCCTCGACCTTCTGGGTCTGGCAGCCGTCCCGAAGGACCGCGTACTCGCGGGAACCGTTGCGCTCGGTGTAGATGAAGAGCATCTGCTTCCTTCCATAGGTAAGGGCGGGGCCAAATGGCCCCGCCCTTAGTGTATCCCTATGAGTGGTGGAGGTTTAACCTACCGCCCGCAGGGTCAGGAGGTCTTCGGCTCGTACATGAACCGGCCCGTGTCCGCCCACGAGCGGTTCAGGGCCTCCTGGAGGACCGCACAGGTAGCGCGTCCCCAGGAGCCGTCGATGAACCGCTCAGCCGTCCAGTCCGGAGCGAAGCGCCGCCAGACGTCCGACTCAGGCATGCCCGGCACCCAGTTCCACGCCCACAGCTGGAAGACGCGGTACAGGTCCGAGGTCCACTGGCCGTCGGCCGGGAGCTCCGTCTTGCCGGTGTAGGCCTTGATGAGGTCAGCACCGACAGCGTCGTTCAGGTAGCGAGCCAGGTTCGCCACCGCGAAGGGCTCCGGGTAGTCCCACGCGTTCATCACGCGGCGGAAGCGGCGGGCGGTCGGCGGGTCCCAGATGCCGTTGACCTGGATCACGCCGTAACCGTCCAGAGCCTGGTTGCCGGAGGACGACGTGGCGGCGAGCGAGTCCCAATCCACCGCGGTCGCGTGGAACCGGTTCAGGTCCAGGTGGCCCCCGTAGCCGGGCAGGTGCCCGTCCTCGGTGTACTGGTGGATGAGCGGCGCGCCCCAGTAGGGCACGTCGGTCGGGCGCTGCGGGTCTCCGTAACCGTCGTACCGGTCCGAGTACCACTGGCCGCCCGCGTACCAGAGCGGGTAGCGCGAGGCGACCTGCGACCAGTCGTAGCCGGCGGCGGCGGAGCCGTTCATGTAGATGCCAGGCCTGGCTCCGGTCCTGGACTCGACGGCCTGGAGCCAGGCGTTCGCCCAGCCGGAGCCAAGGGAGACCGCGTTCGCCTCCCAGTCGAGCCACAGGGTGGCGCGACCGAGGTAGGGCGAGACAGCCTGCACGAACGCCTCGACCTGCGCGTCCAGTGAGGACGTGGGGCGGGCGAAGTGGTAGAACCCGAGCCGCTTGCCGCTCTGGAGGGCCTGCTGGGCCTGCGTGTTCATGAAGGGGTTGACGTAGTCGTCATCCTCGGTCGCCTTGACGATGACGAAGTGCGCCGGGATGAGCGTCAGGTCGGCGCCACTCTGGTGCGAGGAGACGTCGATACCCCATGGCATGGAGTTGCTGGCTGGCGCCGCGGCGGGCTGCTCAGGCGGGGGAGCCGGGGTCGAGGCCTGCGCGGCGGCCGGGGCCGCGTGAGCGAACTCGGGGAACTGCTGCATGAACTTCGCGTCGTTGAAACGGTGGCACGAGGTCCATCGCCCGCCCTGCGTGTGAGGGTGGCTGGCGTATGCGACCGTGCGGGTCTCCTGACCCGTCGTGTCTCCGGCGTAGCCGTCGATGGAGCCGTCCTCCGCGATCCAGGCCTCCGAGACGAGGTCGTTGGCGGCGTCACTAACGACCACAACATGGCCAACGCCCCCCTCGTTAGCGGCCGAGAGGATGATGTCCCCGTCCTGGAAGCCGCCGGCGGGGCGGAGGTCGGAGTCGTTCCAGGGGACCTCGTCGAAGCCGCGAGCCTCCAGGCCGGGGCGAAGGTTCCCGGTCCACAGGTCGTCGATCTCAGGCAGGGCACGGTGGCCCCACGGCACGCCGTAGGCGACGTGCAGGCCGTAAGCCACGCAGCCTGCGGCCAGGGACGAGCAGTCCGCGTTCTGCGCTGTGGTCACGTAGCCGAGCTCATCGGCGTTCGCGAACCACGTGCGACGCTCCGGCTGGCTGTAGCCGATGTTGGCCACGTCAGCCAGGTAGCGGGCCTGGCCCGCCGTTACGGTACCTACGCTCACTTCTTCTCCTTACCGGCCAGCTCGGCCTCTAGAGCAACGATCCGCTGCTCGGCGATGACCGCCCTACGGGTCAAGGCGGCAATTTCTAGGGTCAGGGCGTCCACTACCTGAGTAGCGTCGACCTGGGCTCCCGAGGGGGATGCTGAGGGTGTCATGATTGCTCCTTTTCAGTGTTCTGGGCGGGTTTGGGGGCCGGACCGTAGTCGGCCCAGCCCTCCTCCAGGGTACCGGAGATGTCGTCTGAGGGGCCTACAGGGGGAAGCTGCCACGGGGAGTCCAGAGTTCTGTCCCGCAGCTCGACCTCGTCGGTCTCCGGGTCCCACTCATCCAGCTGCCGGGCGCCCTTGACCAAGACACCGACCCGCTCCCCCGGCTGACCACTGACCTCCACAGTCCACGGGGGAGCGTCGACCCCGAACCCGGTCTTGACGATGGTTGCCGTGGCCGAGGACGAGGTGAACGCGATCCAGGGGGCCTCTGGGGAGGCGATCTTGGGGACGTAGTCCGGAAGCTTCCAGGAGCCGCGCCCCTCGGAGTCTAGGGTCACGTACTCCCAGTACTCGATCCCGTCGTAGGGGCTCTCGGTGCTGGCATGCTGGAGCATCATGCGGCGCTTTTTCCACTCTCCGGGGACACGCATGATGAAGTTCTTGCCCCCGACCCCTCGGAACCCGTTACGGTCCACGACGGCTTGCTTGCCCTTCCCGTACCCGAGTACGGTGTTGGTGGCGTTCCCCCACACACCGGTTTCATCCCACTTGTGGGTGTGGATTCCGAACTGCTCCTGCTGGGAGTACACCATCTGCTTGTTGTTGATGGACACAGCGAATAGAGTGGTGCTGCCGAAGATGTTCGACTTGCCGGGGGCGCCGATGTTGTACCCGCCGGTGTGGATAGACATGTTCCAGGGGGAGTTGGAGCCCCCGTACCCGTACAAGCCTCCGGTCCCGAGCCGGATGTTGGGCGACTGGCCCGCGGCGTTGGAGGGGGCCTGGAGGTAGAGCATCCCCCCGTTGAACTGGGGGTCCTCCCGGAACGTCACGAGAGCTGGATAGGTGTAGGCCGAGGCTAGCTTGTTCATGGAGATTCCGACTCCCCAGTGGCCGCCCCAGTTGTCGGCGTCGGACTGGGTCTGCGCGGACACGATATCTGTGAACCACGCTCGGGACCAGGTGTCCGAGATGCCTAGAGTCCCGTCAATAGTCACGTGCCCCGTAGAGGCGTTGATATTGACCGACGGGATTCTGTTAGCCCGGTACACTCGAATCCCGTAGTCGTCGATCTTTACGCCTTGGGATGGGGTGGGGGACGTCTGAATCGTGGCTCCGGTGATGACCTGCCCGTCAATGGCTCCCGCCTGAACGGTGTCCGCAGAGACCGAGTTGGCCGCGAGCATGCCCGCCCGGATCTGCTCGAACTCCCCCAGCTGCGCGGTCATGACCCTGGTCCAGACATTGCGAGCTACCACGTCGGTGAACGACGCGTTGCCGGTTACAGTGAGCTGGTCGGTGGTCAGCTCCAGGAACCGGCCGACGTCCGAGGCGATCTTTCGGGCCGCGATCTCACTGATCGATGCGGACCCCGCCGTCAGCTTGCCGACGTCGAGGTTGCTGATCTGCTGATTGTCGATCTGCATCCGCTCCCAGGCTTTGCCGTCCCAGCGCCACTCCGCCACGATCTCCAGCGTTACGGCGTCCTGGACGCGGCAAGTGTCCCCTACCGACTCGCCCGCAAAGGGGGGCTTCGAGGTAGCCGTGCCCCTGATGTAGTAAATCTGACCGAAGGAGGTGCGCATGCGACGCACGGCCGACTCGATGGCCGAGGAGGTCATCTTGGAGACGGCGAGTGAGTAGTCGTCCCCAGCCTCTTCCCACCTCCACCCCTTCGGGGAGTAGACGACGGCCGACTCGGGGGCCGTCCGCGAGTGGGATGGGGTGGACTGCCCGGGGGAGGCAAAACCTGGGGTGGTTACGTACTGCCCCCCACCAGCTCTGGGGCCTGCCGCTTGGGGGTTCTGAGGTCCTGCCATGGGTTACTGCGCCTTGATGATGTAGTAGAGGGCGGTGAACGGGGGGCGGTTCTCGTGCTGCTGGTCGCCTCCAGCGTCCTTCGCCTTGATACCGGATACCGATCCCTGCTCCGTCGTGGACAGAACCTGCCAGCCAGAGCCACTTCCGGTATTAGACGCGTACATCCCAACACCGCTGGCCGCGGCCTGACCGGCCTTACCGACAATGTCGTGGCTGTGGAGGGGCATCTGAGACCTGGTCAGGGTCACGAAGTCGGCACCGGCCTGGGAGCCGAGACCATACCCGTTACCCGCGCCCGCAATGAAGCGTTTACGTAGGTCAGGAACCCGGAAATAGTCGGAACCGCTCGATCCGTAGATGGTACCCAGCACCTGGAACAGCTTCGAGTAGGCGGCCTTGCTGAGGAGCTGACCGTCGCAGAGGACCCAGCCGGTAGGCGCCTGTCCCCCGCAGTAGGCCACTACGGTCCCCACAGGCACGAGGGACTGGGCGGCGGCGAGGATCTCCTGCTTCACCCGAACGAGGTCGGCCGTATTCTGGGACTTGAACTCATAGACCTTGTTCTCGACGTTCGTCACCCCCTGAGTGGCGGCGGAGATGCCGGACTCCATGCGGGTCAGGTCGGCTGCCGTGATGCGGGTCTCCCCCGCCCCAAAGCCATCCTTCCACTGCTTGGTAGCTACGTAGGGTTCCATGACTATCTGTCACCTTCTGCTCTGAGGACGAATACGCGGCCGTCTGGGGCTACCCAGATGCTCGATCCAATTTTACCGGCGTCGGGGGGGACTGGTCCGGAGTCGACTAGGGACGTCGCTACCTGAGTCATGGCGTCTGTCAGGTGCTTCATCTCCTTGAGAGTCCCCTCGCGGGCGGCCCGCTGCATAGCGTCGGAGCCTGCGAGTTTCTCCTCAACCTTCTTCACGATGGCGTCAGCGTCAATGCTCTGCTCCAGCGTGATACGTGAGCCCTGCGACCAGTTGGACCGGTTCCCAGAGCGATCGTAGGAGCGGAGCCTGACCTCCCACTCCTTGATCTCCAGCCCGGCCAGGTTGGTGCGCTGGATCGGATTAGGCATGTCGGTGAACTTGGCTGGGGGACGCCCGGGGGCATCCACCGACACCTCAATCCCCGCGAAGTCATCAGGCATTCCGGCGTTACCTACACCCCTACCATCCCAGTAGACCCCCAAGACCCCGAGGGTCTGGGTCAGCTGCGGGGCTGTAGGGACTGGTGGGGGAGTGACGTCGCTGGCCATGAGGGCCTTGACCTCCATCGACCAAGCTCCAGTCACCTCCGCCGTGAGGGCGCGGACGGAGAACATGTACTCCTTACCGCACTCCAGGCCGCCGGTCTCGAAAGTCGCGTCCTTGGAGAAGAACGTGGGCCCGATGAGGTTCGGCAGCTTGCGGTAGGAGACCTCGTACCCGGTGATATCCACCGCGCCTCCGAGGGCGTCCACCTGCACAGGCGTCCACTGGAGAGACACAACGGCCTCCGGCCACCCGCTGGAGCCGACCACCGCCTGCGAGGACACATTGAGCCCGACGGGGGCGATGGGGGCGTACTTGCTCTTAGGCACCTCCGGGCGGGGGTTCTTACCGTCCGAGTTGACGGCTCCGAGGATGCCCTTCTGCTTCTTGGCCATGCGGGCCAGCAGGTCGTCCAGGACTGTGCCAAAGGTGGTGTGGCCCTGGCAACGGCCGTTCTCGGTGATCGACACTGAGACCTGAGTCACGCGCATACGCTGCAGGCCATACCGCCGGTCAACCTGGACCCAGTCCCCGAGGCTGTAGTCCTGGAACGGGAGCCACTGGACGTCGTCGGCCTCCCACTCGCGCTTTACCTCCTGAGCGGCCGTGGCTCCCGTCTTCAGGGTCAGATTCGCCACCGCCCGGGCCGTGGACTCCAGCTCAACGCCTCCAGCCTCCACGACCTTCTCGGTGCGGGGCAGGTCAGCCGGGGCCTCGGGGTTCTTGAAGGTCCACAGGCGGCCGCCCTCGCCCTTGACGAGGACGTGAGTGCACAGCTTGGACCAGTCGAGCTTCTCCGGGGCGGACGTGGTGCCGGAGTTCAGGCGCCATACGACGTCACGATTCTCGCGGTTGAGCGCGGCGTCAGCGTTGTAGACCTGGAGAGTGCGGCCGCGCCACCGGTAGTCGATCATGCCCATATTCATGAGCGACTCAAGGATCGACTTCAGGGAGATGGTCGGGTCGAACGCGACTGAGGTCTTGAGCGCCCAGCCCTGCCCGGCGGAGTCCGTTGTGGTGTTGAAGTCGATGTCCAGCCCCTTACCCCACCCGCGCTTGACGGCCGCGTCCCAGACGGTACGCAGAATTACTCCGGCGGTGCGGGAGTTGAACTTGTACTTCCCGTCCTTGTCCTTCGCGGCCTCGGGCACCGACCACACGAGAGCCCCCTCTAGGCGCTGCCCGATGTGGATGAACTGGGCGGTGCGGTGTTCGGTACCATCCTCGACCAGGTTCCACGAGGACGAGAGATTCATGAATCGGGCGTTCGGCGGCTCGATCCAGTTGGTGCCGTCGAAGGTGAGCTCGACGGCCACCTCGACCATGCGGTCGAGGAGGTCACCGCGCACGCCCTGATCCCCGTTCGGGTACGACAGGGTCAGGGACGGGGTCTCCTGGCGTGGGCACGTAAAAGTGCCCGCGAGGGCGTCCGGGAGGATGCCGATGCGGGGTCCCGCCTCTTCGTAGGCGACATAGCGCATCCCCATGCCGCGAGGGAAGTCAGCGCGACGGGGCATCAGTACGACCTCCTCGCACGGATGTAGCCGGTGCAGTTGAACGCCCGCACCTGGAGCCGACCCGAGGCGTCAGGGTCAAGGCGGAAGCCGTCCAGGCCCATCGAGATCTCACCATCCGCCGGGCGGGCCTCGTTGGCGACGGTCCAGTCAGCCGAGGGGTTCTTCCAGGCGCGGTAGTTCGCCACGTCCACAAGAAGGCGCTCAGCGCCCTGGAGGGAGCCGTTGAATGTGAACGTGGTGCCCGACACGTTGTCCTTGAGGGAGCACGAAGAGCCCGACGGGGACAGCATCAGCCACGGGTCCGGGATCGGCATGTTCCCACCAGCCAGCGGGCCGAGGTCGTTGAGGTTCACGACGGTCGGCTGCGGGTCGCGCCACAGGCCGGACGTCACCTCGAAGGTGGCGGTGAGGTGAGCGATCTCAGCCTCGGGGTCGATTGTCGGCTCGATGGACGAGGACAGCCGCACGTCGGCCACCTTAAGGATGTTCCCCTGAGGCTTGTAGCCGAGCTGCTGCATGCGGCCAAAGGCCGTCAGGCGACCGAGGAGTGCCCGCAGGTTGAACTCCAGCTGGTTCAGTCCGCCCTTGCAGCGGTTCCCGTTACGGCCGTCCTCCCAGGAGAACACGGAGAACTTCAGAACGACGGTGGCGGGCTTCAGGACCCTGGCCGGGATCGGCAGCGAGCCGAACCGGTTCGGGATGTCCACCGAGATACGCCAGGGCTCGCCCCGAGTCGACAAAGTCGTCTCCGAGGCGAGGACCCAGCGCATCTTCTCGTCGTCTAGGTCTACGCCGTCGAGTGAGTAGATGGCCATGGGTGGTTGACCTCTCAGATCAGTGCGGCCAGGCGGATCCCCTCTGCAACCTCGTCACGGGTCTTCGAGTCCGGCTTCGCCTGCGGATAGTTGTTGGTGATGTTGATGGTAGCACCTGATTGGTTCTGCTTATCGATGCCGTTGGCGGCGGTGTTGGACGACTTGAACTTCCCGCCCCGAGCGCTGGACCCCTGCATCGGCTTGACGTTGGCCGTGGCGTTGAGGCCGATGGTGGCGGGCTTGGTCAGGTCGTCGGTCAGCCCCTGCAGGGAGCCGCGGACGGCCCCGTACTGAGACTCCAGACCCTTGATGAAGCCCTGCATGATCAGCTGACCGGCGGGCTTGAGCAGGACCTTGTCGACGGGCTCCGGACCCTTCCAGGACGGGAGCATGCTGGTCAGGCTGGAGAGCTTGCTCTTCACGGAGCCGATCATCGAGGAGATACCGTTGATCAGGCCCTGGATGATCTTCTTACCGGCGTTGAGGAGCCAAGAGCCCGCGTTGGAGAAGACGTTCTTGATGCTGTTCGGCAGGTTCCGGACGGTGTTGACAGCGTTGCTGATCCAGTTCCTGATCGTGCTGACCAGGGACGACCACATCGACGAGGTGAAGCTGACGGCGCTGCTCCAGGCGTTGCTGAGGAAGCTGACGACCGAGGAGCAGAAGCTGGTCACCGTGTTGATGATGACCTTCCCGACGCCCATGATGATGTTGCCGAGCAGGTTCCACGCGGCCTGAGCGATGGCGACGATCAGGCGCCCGAACCCGGTGAACGCGGCGATCATGAAGTTCGTGAACCCCATGAAGATGCCCTTCAGGCCCTCCCAGCACTTGCTCCAGTCCCCAGTGATGAGGCCGGTGACCACGTCGATGATCCCCTTGAGGATCTGCATCTGAGCCTGGGCGATGGCGGCGATCCCGGAGAAGACAGCCTGGAAGATAGGCATGAGCGCCTGAACGACAGTGCCGACCAACTGCAGGGCCGGGATCAGCAGAGCCGTCAGGGCCTGGAGAAGCGGCTGCAGCAGCGGGACGATCATGGCCAGGATCTCGGTGATGATCGGACCGAGGACTGCGAACAGCTCGGAAATGATCGGCACGAGCGCCTGGATGACCGGCATGAGCGCGGCAGCCAGCTGCTCGATGATCGGGGCCAGGAGACCGGCCAGCTGCGTGATGACCGGGGCCAGCTGGGTCATCAGCGTGGCCAGCAGCGGAGCGATAGCAGCCAGAAGCTGACCGGCCACCGTCGCGATCGCGCCGAAGGCGGCCCCGAGGGCGGGCATGGCCGGGGCCAGCGCCTGGACAGCCGTCAGGACGTTCTGGAAGAACGACACCAGCCCGCCCTGGAAGGCGGGGTCCTGGAGAGCGAGGGAGATGCCGTTCAGGCCGGTCTGGATGATCTGCCCGATGAGGGGCAGGATCGTGGAGATCGTCGGGGCGAGGGACACGAAGGCGGCCCCCAGGGAGCCCACGCCCTGGAAGGCGAAGCTCGCGGCCGTCGCCATGGACGAGAAGATGGATGTCAAGGTCCCCTGCCACAGAGGCCCGTTGACGGCCTGGTTGGCGCGGTCAAGAGCGGAGGCGATCGAGTCGATCGGGGCGGAGCCCGCGGCCATGGCAGTGAACAGGCCGCCGATGATTCCGCCCAGGTCGAAGACGATGTTCTTCAGCGTGCCGAAGGTCTTCGCGGCTCCCTGGATGGCTTGGTCCATCTCGCCGGTTGCGATCTTCGCCTGCACCCAGTTCTGGAAGCTGTAGGCGACGCCGTTGGCCCAGCCCGCGATGGCGGGGAGGTACTTGGCCCCGACCTCCCCGAGGGAGAGCAGCGCGTCGGTGAAGGCTCCAGCGCCGTCGCCCCCGATGTCGAGGGCCTGTCGCAGGTACTCCAGAGAGGCAGCGAAGCCCGGGATGTGGTCGGTGGCGGCGTCTGCGACGGCGGCCGCCATCGAGCCCATCTCGGCGGCTACGTTGGAGATAGAGGGGCCGAGAGCGTCAAGGGCGGAATTGGCAAAGTTGCGTACGGCATCGGCCGCCTCGCCCCAGAAGTTGAGGGAGATGTCCTGTTGGAGAGCCGTGAAGCGGGGGCCGAGGTCGCCCAGGACGTCCTTCGCGTCCTTCATGGCGGCAACGAAGATGCCGATCCCGGCCCCCGCGGCTCCGAGGATGCCCGGCAGCGCGAGGAGAGCCGGCAGGGAGTGCGCGACTCCGACCCCGAAGGCGGAGACGACGCCCAGGCCGGAGCCGAGAACCGAGATCAGGCCGCCCGCGGCTACGCCGACCGAGGCCATCTTGACGGCGACCGTGTCCAGGTTGGTGAACAGGTCGCTCAGGGAGTTCTTCAGGTTGCCGAAGATGTTGCCTCCGGCCAGGGCCTTCAGCTGGGCCGCGACCTTGGCGATGCTGGCCTTGGCCAGGCGTGCGTGAATGTCGACGAAGTAAGGCTTGTTGGTCAGCCGAGCCAGGTCGAAGCGGGCCTTGCCGTCGTCCAGGTCGGCGTTGACGGTGGCCTTACCGTCGAGCTTGTTGAGCTCGTGCTTGATCTTCTTCTTGGACGCCTCTGACAGGTGAGCCTCGGTGTCGATCTTGGCTCCGAGGGCCTTGATCTCTTCGCGGATCTTCTTGGCGGAGGCCGTGTCGAGCTCAGGCTTGGCCTGGAGCCGAGCGTCTATCTTCTCAACCTCGGCCCGGATCTTGTTCTGGGCAGCCTTCTCCAGGGACGCGTTGACCTTGAGATCGCTCTTGATGTTGGCGATCTTCTCCTTGATCTCAGCGATGTCCGAGCCATTGATCTCGACCTTCGCGTCGATCTCCGCGTCGATGCCCTTCAGGTCCTTGATCGCCTTGGCCTGAGACTGCTTGTCCAGGTCGACGCGGGCCTTGATCTGGGCCTTCATCTCGTCGAGCTCGCGACCCAGCTTCGCCACCGCGTTGTCATCCAGAACAGGTTTGACGGGGGCGCGGGAGTCCATTTGGCGCAGTTGGCGCTTGATGTCCTCGATGTCCCGCTTGGAGATCTCGGCGCGAGCCTGGCCCTTGGTCTGACCGATGGCGCGCTCGATGCGGCGCAGGTCCTTGGGGTCGATGCGGGCGTTGACCTGCAGCACGAGGCCGTCGAGGGCGTCCTTGACGGAGTCGCGCATGTCTCGCGCCCACTTGTCGGCGGCGCGCTCGATGCGCTTGCCGATCTTCTTGAGGCTCTTCTCGATGCCTCTCTCAGCGTCGCCGCGGAAGTCCCGCGCGTCAGCGCCTACCTCTACAACGACCTCGCCGATCTTGTCTGCCACGGGTCCCCTCCCGCTCGTACGTCAAGCGGGCGGCATCGCGGCCCGACAACTGTCTGAGGCCATGATACCGCCCGCATAGGCGTTGGTTATTGGTGCTGTCACATCCCTAGGGATGACTTAAGGGCTCCGAAGCCGCTGGACTCGTTGCCGGAGTACCAGGGACTGCGAGGATCAGTGACCTCGACGCCCTTGGGGGGCATCCACAGCTCCCGCTTCAGCTTCTCCGAGTCGCCCTCCTCCTGCTGGTTGCGGGTGAGGATCCACCACATGACGTGGCAGAAACGATCCAGGGGGAGCCGCTCCAGGTCGATGCCGTGCCCGAGGCAGAAGCCGTCGATGTAGTCCCACTCGGTGTACGCAGAGGCCAGGAGCCTCTGGATCACGTAGTAGGGTTTCCGCCGCTCTCCTCCATGACGGCGGTGATGAGCTCGACGATGTCGGGGATGTCGAGGTCGTCGGTGGCGCTCTTCAGGCGCTTGGTGACCTCGGAGCCGACCTCCTTGCCGAAGAGGACGTGGTTCCATTTGGCGAGGGCCTCGATGAGCTTCTCAGCGTCCTCGCCGGCGTCCTTCAGCGCCTGCGAGAGGAAGACGGCCACGGAGGCCTTCGGGGGGCGGACCTTGTACTCGGTACCGACCAGTTCGACGTCGATGAACTTCCGGGACTTGCCGGGGATCGTGATAGTAGCCATGAGGCAAGTCTAATGGAAGTCAGAGGGTCTGATAAGCCTTGCCGCATTCCGCACGAAGTGGGCGCCCTTGACACCGCGTACCCACTTGGCGAACACGGTTGAGCGGGAACCCTTCGGGTTGAAGGCCATGAACCGCTTCGTGGCAGGGCCGTGAGCCCTCGTGCCGTACTCCTGGTAGGCGGCGTACGGCGTACGCGCCCCGACGGTGAAGCGAGGGTAGAGCGGCGAGCCCCCGGTCACGCGCTGAATTGTGACGGAGTTCACCATGCGGCCAGTGTCCACGCGCCCGGCGGACTTGATGTTGCGCTGGATGCGCCCCTGGGTCCGCCTGGTCGCCCTCAGGGCGGCCTTTTTTGTGATGTCTGCCACCTTATCAGCGCGGATGGGGCCTTTGAACCGGATCCGGACGTACGTCACGGACAGGTCACCTTCACCGAGAAGGTCCATTCACCCGACACGCAGCCACCCTCCGGGCCCTGAGCCGACCACTCCATGTCAGAGGCGTTGGTCTGTGACGTAAGGAACATGCCCAGATCAGCCATGTCCTGATGCAGGACGGCGGCGTCAGCCGTCAGGTCATAGGGGCGCGGTCCGCGGCCGCGGTCGTCTACGACCTCAACGCAGCGCAGCGTGCCAAGAGCGAGGGTGGCGTTCCAGTAGCGGATGGCGCAGTGATCGCCATCGATGGCCGTAGGGCCGAACACGGGCGTGACGGAGACCACGCGCACGTACAGGTGCCCTGCGCAGCATTCGTCCCACGCTACCTCGGCCCCGGGAGCGACGTAGGCGTTGGAGACGGCGTTGGATAGGGCCTGCGCGCCGCCTTTAAGCAGAGCGAGGGCCGTCGTGTGGACGACCGACGGCGTGGGGGCGGGGGCACGGCCCGACAGGGCAGCGTAGTCCTCCGCCCGAGCACGTCGGGAGCGGTTGAGGCGGGGTGCGGGGCTCACCAGATCACCGATCCCCAGCGCGACGGGGAGGCGGGCTGCCGGCGGACGTAGTCGTCAGGGTTGTAGGCCCGTGCGACCTGGCGCGGCTTGCGGATCGAGGCGACCCAGGAGTCCACCAGCCAGATGCCGGTGCGGCCCTCCAGCATCTCGTCGAACTCGTCCTGCACCTGCACGGTCACGCCCTGACGGGTGACCGACTGGAGACGCGCCGGCAGGGCGCAGTCACGGTCCATGCAGGCAGCCTTGGCCAGCTCAAGCGCGAGCACGCCTGCAGCGACCTGACCGCCCTCAGGGACCGGGACGCCCTTCGAGTAGCGGATCTCCCAGGTGCCCTCCTCGGTGACGTCCCGAGATAGGTCTTGTACCTGGGGGAATACAGCCGGAACCTCGGTGCCGGGCTGGGAGGTTCTCCCCGTCAGGACGACAGTGGAGCGGTTGTACACGCGGTAGGCGTCCTGCGGGAGCACCCGGCCGTCGATCCGGATCTGGTGCACGCGGTAGACGTTGCCTGGCAGCACGATCGCCCGACAGCCGTGAGCGCACACGCACACCGGCCCGCACACGCCGCAGACGACATCGTGCAGGGTCCCGCCCAGGCGGACCGGGGCGAAGGTGGAGCGGAGGTACGAGGTCCCCCGGTAGGTGGGCTGCTGGTGCCCAGCCAGCGGCTCTGGGCGGAGGGACACGATGTCAGTACCGAAGCGCCGCCCGGTCCACTCCCACAGCAGCTGGGTAGCCATCGCCTCGAAGGTGTCCTGCTGCTCGGGGCGGCCTGCCTCGTCGAGGTACTCCTTGAGGTCCTCGCACGCACTGTAGGAGACCGGCCAGTCTCCCGGGCCGTAGCCCTGCTCTACTACATCCATGCCCTCTCCTACAGTGCGTGCGGTGCGGGATGGCTACGCCGCCATAGGCGGTGCCCGCTGCAGTGAGTATACCTATAGGCCTCTCTGATGGGTCTAGAAGGCGCCTAGGAGCCCCGTAGACGGCCTGGAGAGTGAGGAGCAGGTACAGACAGCCCCTCAGAGCCTTGTGGGCGTCTGAGGGGCTGTCAGCGCGGGGGAGGAGGGGCCCGCAGGATGTGAGGTGGCCGTCAGCCTACCATCACGGGACGGTGACCGGCTGGTCGCTGTCCGGCGGCGGGGCGAGAGCCGTGTCGATCATCAGCAGGTGGTCGAGCGGGTCGAGCGCGGTCGGGAGCTTGGCGTTCTCGTAACCGCCGCCGCCGCCCTGCTTCGGCTTCTTGACGACTTCGTAGGGGCCAGTGCCCCAGCCGTTACCGGACTTGGTGACGGCACCGGTCATGGAGAACGTAATGGCGTCCTCACCGGTCACCTCGATGTCGCCGATCGTACCGGCGGTGATGAAGGGCAGCAGCAGGTAGCCGCTGGCGTCCTCAGCTCCAGCGGCGCAGGCCTGGCCGGACAGGCCGGTCCACAGCTCGAGGGCGAACTTCTTCTCGATCTTGCCGTAGGCGACCTTGAAGCCAGCGGTGTCGCCAGCGTGGTCGAGGTACTTCGTCGCGTTGGTGACGATGTCCAGGACCGAGGGGTTAACACCACAGAACTCCAGCTCGAGAGTGAAGTACTTGAAGGTGTTGGACTGCTTCTCGTTGACGCACAGCGAGCCGTCGGCCTTGCGGACGGTGATCTCGGTGCCGTCCTCGACCTCAGCGGCCAGCTTGACCGACACGAAGCCGGAGGTGGCAACGGGGTGGTGCTGCGTCTTGTCGAAACGGCCGCAGGTGTCCAGCGGGGTCACGCGGATGCGCTTGCCCAGGACGGGGGTGTATGAGTGAGTTCTGGCCATGGCTCAGCGCTCTCCTTCGTACGTGACTTGGGTAATGGTGTAGATCAAGGCCGCCACGAGAACGGCCAAGGCGATTGATGCCTTGCGGGAGATCACTCTTCCGCCGCCTTCAGGTCAAGCTGCGGGATGCCGGCGTCCACGGTGACCCGGAACGCGTCCCACTTGTTGAAGCCAAGAACGTACTGACGCTCCGCCACGCCAGTGAGCTCGTTCTGGGACTCGTTGAACCCGCCACCGCCGCTGGTCGAGGTGAAGGCGCTGCCGCGGTAGATGACGATCGGGCCGGTGGCCACGATCTGCATCTCGTCCGAGTAGCCCGCACCAACGACGACCGGAGTGCCGAGGCGGGTGGTGAAGCCCCCGCCGCGGGCGTCCTTGATCAGCTTGGCGTTGGCCAGGATGCTGGCCAGACGGCGAGGGATGTGCAGCGTGGGCTGGAAGCCGTACTGCGCTGCGTAGTGCTCCAGGACGGCCAGGCCCTGACTCAGGTCAAGCTTCCCGCTGCCCTTAGCGGCGTAGGAGCGGACCTTGTTCAGGCCAAGCCCTCGCGAGGGGGTCCCGGTCCACAGAGCCTGCTCGACAGCGTGCTCCTCCTGGGTCAGCAGCCGAGCTCCGGCGACCTGGGTCGCCTCCGCCGGGGAGTGGTCCAGGACCGTGGTGCGGAAGGCTGCGTACACGGTGAGCGGGAGCTGCGACTCCAGGGCGAGGCCCTTCGGGTTGGTCAGCGTCTTCGGCAGGCCAGGGACAGCGCCGGGGCTCTGCCACTGCCCGATGGCGCCTAGCTGGTCGCGCTCCACGTCCTCCCACGTGACGCCGTTCTCCCACCGGACCGAAGAGTCCTCGATGGGGGAGAACTGGGAGAAGAGCCCGCCGGGCAGGGGCGAGGCAGCCGGGGCGTCTACCCGCTGCTTCGGTGCGATGATCGGCATGTGTCCTCCTTGCTGGACGGTGATGGCTAGGGATGGTCACGGGGCGGGCGGGGCCTTACCGCCGCCCGCCCCGGAGTCATCACTTGGCCGGGTCAGCCGTGCCGTTGGCGAGGAGCTTGATGCCGGTGCCAGTGCCGCCGTTCGGGTTGAGCGGGACGGTCACGACGCGGGCGTCGTGGCCGCGCTTGGCGACCAGGTAGCCCTCCTCAGTGAACAGGGCGGTGTAGTCGTTCTGGCCGAGCAGAGTCGAGTCGTAGACGGTGTCCAGGGTGATGACGTCCTGGCCGCCCTTGACGAAGGTACCCGCCGAGTAGAGCAGGAACTTGACCGCGACGCCCCAGGCCTTGAACGCGCCGGCCTCGCCAGTGATGGCCTGCCAGTCGTAGACGAACTGGGGGTTGACACCGCGGCTCTTGAACCAGGCGTCGATGCGGCTGTCGGGAACGTCGGTGAGGTCGACGCCCTGACGACGGGACAGGTCGGTGCGGATGGCGCCGCGGACCCAGTAGGGGAAGATCGCCTCTAGGGTCGTGGAGCGGGCCAGGCGCTGCGCGTAGCGGTAGTGCTCGACCTGCAGCTCGATGGCGGTGAGTACGGGGGCGAGGGCGCCGACCTGGCCAGCGTCCATGGAGACGGCGGTGGACTTGGCCTCCATGGCGGCGATGATGCGCTCGCTCATCTTGTGCTCGTGAGCGACGAGGGCGCCGCGGATGGTGCGGGCGACGAGCTCGGGGGAGCCGCGCTGCTGGAGCAGGCCTGCCTGGATGTGCAT